GCATGGTTTTCATCTCCGCTGTGCCTCACCGAGTCCCTGCGGTCTATATGAACCCTATGCGGTAAATCGGTGGGCTGTGGGGCGTTTTGGAGGGGGTGCTTTTGGGCGGATTTCAGGGGGTTCGGACACCCCCAAATCCACCCCTCCGAACCCTCATCACTTTCATCACTTTCATCACTCATCACTTCACTAAATACACATGGGGGAAAGGGGGAAAATAGGGGATTGATTGGTGGTGATACATGATGAAAGTGATGAAACCTCATCACATGAACATGACATGAACGCATGGGCCATGCCCATGTTGCATGGGTCATGGGGCGGTTCGGATCCCCTGCGGGTTTTGGCGGGTCAGCAACCGAAAATGCCACCACCGATACACCTGCGCGGTGGCTCGTTCACGGTGCGATTTTGCTGAGAATTTAGTGCGGTGACGAGGGGGCGGGCGAGGCCACATTAGTGCGGTGATTGACCGACCCACCGATTTTGATGCGTTAGAGGGGGCAGGATGGGCGAGGCGGGCGATTAGTGCGGTGATGGGTGGGCGAGGGGCGAGAACGGCTCACAAACCGCCCCCAAACGCCCCGATTCGCCCACCGATGAGCAACCGGGAGGGGCGGGCGAGCCATTTAGTGCGGTGATGGGCGGGCGACAGGCTCGCAGTGCGTTGATTAGGGCGGGCGAGGGGGTGGGCGAGCCACCACCAACCACCCACCGACCCCCACCCAATCGGCTCACTGCGAGCCACCCGACCCCACTCAGCCGGGCCGAGCCACCCCCGCCTCGCCCACCCTGACGGGTGGGCGGGCCACTGCGAGCCAAAAAAAAGAAAAAAACAATGCCATCGGCTTGCCGATGAGCATATTTTTTTTTTTTTTGGGCGTGCCTCCCTAACCACATATGCTACACGGAAAAAATTTGAGGATTTTTTTTGTCAGTCCTCACATCCCTAACACTTCTCAGTCGTTCATCGCAAAATTTCCGCCAAATTTTTTTTTAGGAGAATGTTCTCCCACACACCATGCCTACGGCATTTCGCATCGCTTGGGATAGTGCCATGAAAGGTAAAATCCTCAAATATGACGACGACCCTGAATGCTCGTATTGTAATGAGCCAATACCCGATGGCAAACAATACGGCTGTGAACAGTGCGGTCAGGATGTGTGCGAATCGTGCATGGGAGAGCAGGGCGGGTATGACACTCCCGGCTATCGTGGAGAAATTGACAGTCCACATCCCATTGAGAATCACCCCGAATTTAATGGCGGTGCGTATTGCGTGCAGTGCGTGTCGGATATGTTGATTGACGGGGCTTTGGATAGCGATGGCAAGCCCATCGTTGAGGAAGAGGATGAGGGGGAATTTGAGCCATTCCCTTCACCACAGATGCCAATGCCACCCCGCCCTCCCAATCCATTGGCTGACATGAGCGATGAAGAATTGGCGGCTCGCATTAGTGAATTTCAACAAAACATGGGAACGGGCGAATACGATCCACTTCACGGACAATTGGTGGAAGAGGCGGCTCGCAGGTCGTTCCGAGGCGACACCGAACAACGCACCAATATCACAGCACAAATGGAAGGGGCTTTGAATAGGCAACTTCAAAGAAGGGGGCGACCACCATCACTTGTCCCGCCCCCTGAAAGGGAAGGAAAGGAATACGGTTTCCCACGAGGTTTTAGTGACGAATGGAAAAGCGATGACGCATTCACTTCGGCATGGGATGTTGTAAAATCCCGCTAACCTTTTATGGATCATCCTGTTAGGACTGACAGGGATAACACATGAAGCGGGTGTCCAAAGTCATCAAGAAAACGAATGAATTGGTTGAGTCGGACAAGCGACCATCCTCTTTGCTATCAGGCAACAAGGTGACGGGGTTTTCTGTCAATTTCCCTATTGCGAACACCTGCCGACCATCAAAGGTGTGCATTGAAACCTGCTATTATGCTACGGGCGGAACGGCTTGGAATAACAGCCTCCGCAAACAATTGTGGCTGATGAATTATTGCCGTGAGAGTCCATCCCAATTTGCTGAGGATATTGTCAAGGAATATCACAAACAAGGCCTTGACTACCTTCGTTGGAACGGTGGCGGGGATTTATTTGAAGAATCCGTTGATGCGGTGAATTACATTGGGCGAAATCACCCCAATGTTGTGCTTTGGGTCGTGACACGAAAGGCGGATATGGCCGCACTCGTTGAGGATCACCCCAATGTCCATTTGCATTTCAGTCTTGATGCTCATTCGTTGGAGAGGCGTGATGAAGCGTTGGCTCAGGTGCAACGGCCAATTTTCTTTTCCTATCAGTGCAAAAAAGGCGAGAAGCCTGACATTGTTGATTTGACGCAAAATCACGGAGTGTCACTCTTTTTCTTTGATAATTATTACCTCACAGACCCCATTTACGAGAAAAATTTCCTTCGTTTCTTGTGTCCATTGAACCTCAACCGAACAAACACGGGTGACATTTCGGGTTCGTGTGGTTCGTGCCGAAAATGCTTCAACAACCATTGGCTTGAAGAATTGGGAAATCCCATTGATGACGAGGACATCACGGCGTGGGAGTCATGGGAGAAGAAACAAAAGGCGAGCGTTCTGTTCTAATCCGCTACATTTTTGACATGATGTGCCTTGACGCACAGCATGGGGGCGTTTGGGCAAGCGTGGGCTTTGTTGAAAGCACCTCTTGACATGGATTCAATTCGTGATGTCGGGACAGTCATGCAGGGGCAATTCCCCTTTCATCAATTTGAAGGCGATTTCATAGACCCCGAAACAAATGAACGCTTACCTGCTGTTGCTCGTTTAAGTCCTGATGGTTTGGGTGTGGCTCACATTTCGGACAACGAACCCAATGATATGGGCCATCGTATGTGGAGGGCTGAACATTATATCCACCCCACCTCACTCTCCATTGACCGTGACAACATTGACGACCCAAGAGGCATTTATCCCTATTCAATCAAAACCGAACCCGGCTATGAGGGGCGCGGGTATCAAGAAGCCTTGATTCAATTGATTTTGCGTTTGGCTGAAAATCAAAACAGGCGAATGTATCAACCGCCACCTCATATGATGAGTGAACAGGGTTTGGGTTTCATGCGGAGGTTGCGTGAGAAGCACGCAGGTGACGACAGGGTGGGGAGGCCGAATCCATGACCGCATTTGAATCCGCTTGGGATTTGGTGAAAATGCCCATTGTTCCCCATTCTCTTATTGAAAGTGAAGGGGATGAATGGCAACAACGCTACAAACAATGGGCTAAACATAATGCTATTCCTCTTGAAAATTTATTTGATTTTACGCATTATTCAGCACTTTTTGACGATCCAAAAACGGGAGAGCGTTTGCCTATGGAAGCGATTGTTCAACCTGTGGATCGGGGGCGACAAGACAATGAACAGATAAACGCCTTGATTTTAGAAGAAAACCGCCCGCTTAAATACAATCGGGCAGATGCCGCTTTTCGGAAACCAACCAATGAATCCTTTTTTGAGCCGACAATGGTTGGAACAGACTCGGATTACCGAAGAAGGGGATATATGACCGCAATTTATGATATGGTGGCTTCTATTTTGGATCGGCGTGGTGAAACCCTTGAACCTTCCGACTTTCAAACACAAGACGCTAAGAATTTGTGGAGAAGCAAAACGAAGAAATATGGGCCTTCTTCTTGGCTTGTGAGGGATGACCTATGACCGCCTTTGACACCGCATGGGATATTGTGAAAAATGTCCCTCGTTTCGCATATCACGGGGGTCATGTGCCAATTGGTGAACCGATAGATCCAAGCATGGGTGGCAATCACAACCACGCCGCAATAAGCACCCTTCCGCACAACGAAATCCTAAACAGGCCACACGGTGTTTTTTCAATCCCAATCGGTGCTGAGTCCAATAGCAAATTGTCAGTGAGTCAATTGCTAAATCAATTTCGCAATCGGGTTCAGGGCGGCAAAGAGCATTACATCATTGACACCCAACCTTACCGTGATGAAACGATTGCAGGGAATATGCTTGCAGCGGATGCTATGGGCAATTTTTATCAAGCCTTAGAAGAAGCCAATGTTGATTTTGACACACCATACGACCAACAATTTATGGATGAATTGAAGGAAAACATCCAAAGAAAATACGAAGCATTCAATATGCCTTTGGCACAATGGGACAGGGGGGTTATTGGGGGAGAGCAATTCATTCCCACACGCGATCCTTATACCCAAATGTTCGCTATTGACGCACCTGATATGACCGAAATACCCTTTGAAATACCTGCCGATGTTCCCGAAATGATGCACGAATTGATAACACCAAGAGCGATTGACCCGGAGGATGTGTTGCCGATGTATGGCAACAGTCAGCGCAAAATCAAGGAATGGATGGCTGAAAGAGTGAGGGATAGTCCATGACCGCCTTTGACACCGCTTGGGATTTGTTGAAAGTGGATTTCAACCTGCCTCAAAAACGCCCTTCTTGGTTTTCACCCAATGCTGAATTAGCGGTTGTTGGGTCAAAAATTGCGCCTCATCGTGAATATCTTCCCGATTATCGCACAGGGGACTTTGCAGAAGCCATGCGGGATGGGCGAGATGGAGAGTGGATCGCAAGAGGGGGGTTTTCACGGGGAGATGGGACAGATGTTGGCATTGAGGAAGTTTTCGGAGAATTGGAAAGAGCCTCTTTAGTGAACGCAATTGTGGGTTCGCCTTTGTCAAGGCATAGAAGCGTTAAGCCTTCGGATGAAAAATGGCTTGAGGACATGATAGAAGAAATCTTCAACGCAGGAGGTCGTTATGTCCCAATGGAAAGCGGAAAAGGCCAATTTATGCGTAGGACTCATCAACAATCGCCAAGTGTAGCCGATTTTGCTCGTGCTATTGGCATGGAATGGCCCGATGAAGAGGATAAGGGGGATTTCGTGCCATGACCGCCTTTGATACCGCTTGGGCTTTGTTGAAAATGCCGTATTATCACGGCACTTCGTCAAAAAACCTCTCTTCAATCCTACAACACGGCCTTAACCCACACGCTCACGATGAGGGCAATTACGCGGATGACTTTGAATACATGGAAGAGGATGAAACACCCTATGAAGGCGAAAGCCGAGCATTCATGGCTCAAGAGCCATTGAGAGCCTTAGCCTACGCCATAGGAAACCTTGAACCACACATGGACATTGGCTCACAGACACCCGATTCAAGCCCTGTTGTAATTGAAATCGCAGATGAAGCAGAAGGTTTAGAAGGATTTAATTTCAATCCAACATATCACGATTTTTCTGTGACCGAAGCGATACCGCCCGAAATGCTTAGGGTGATTTTCACAGGGAACGAAAAATATCCCGATGTTGATTCACTTTACACAGGCGATGAAGATCCCGATATGATGAGGCGACGACACCTTTCAATGGTCGCAAATTACGATCAACGCCTACAAAATCAATTGAAAGACTCCGATTGGTTCAAACGCTATATGTCTTTAGGTATGAAACGCCATCCACCGTTTGTGCTAAGGGAGGGGATATATTGACCGCCTTTGACACCGCCTGACCCCCGCTAACTTTTTCAGCCGTCACGCCCTCACAGCGCACATGGCGGGTATTACCATTTTTGAGGTAGCACCCCGCGACGGCCTTCAAAACCTGTCGCATTTCGTGGCTACGGAGGACAAATTGCACCTAATCAGCCTCATTGAAAAGACAAATGTGAAGCACATTGAAGTGGCTTCGTTTGTCAATCCGCGCCTTGTTCCGAACATGGCTGATGGCGAAGAGGTGGTGCAGGGGGTTCTCCGCAGGAACAACGGTGTTTCATATTCGGTATTGGTGATGAATGACAGGGGTTTAGAGCGTGCAAAGGCGGTTGGGGCGACCAAATTCAACATTGTGCTGTCCCCTAATGATGATTTCAACAAGAAAAATTTCGGTAAAGACCTTGAGGCAATCACAGCAATTTATGACAAAATGCTGACGGGTGTGCCTCGTGAAAATGTGCGTGTGTATATTTCAAAGGCATTTGGCGGTTGCGTTGAACAATTAGCCGAAGTCGTGCAAAAAGGACTCACCTATGGTGAAAAAATCGTGTTATGCGACACTTCGGGAACAGCAAAACCCTTTGACATCGCTTTGGGTATTGATGTAGCCAACGATTACACAGAAAACCTCGCTGTGCATTTGCATCACGGCAAAAACCTCATGCCCAATGTGGAAACCGCATACCTCAACGGTGTGTTTGAATTTGACACAAGCATCGGTGGTTTGGGGGGTTGCCCCTTTGTCAAGGACTCAGGTGCGAATTTGGCGACTGAGGATCTGCTCAAGTGGTGCAGGGACAAGGGCATTCGCTGCCCCTTGAACGATAAAGCGGTGCGAGAGGCGGCGGAATTCGCCAAACAGATTCGCTACCCCACTCTTACCTCCGTCATTAAAGGTAAAATGCAAGAAGCCACAGGGCGTATCAGGTCGGTGGTGAGGCTATGACGCGCTGTAAATTGCTTGATGAGTGGTTTGACTATCACAGCAAGCGTTTGGATGAGCGTGAGGCTAAGACCAAGAAGTGCATGGTGACGGGGGTAAAGAAAAATGACCCCGTTTGACACCGGGTGGTTGGTGGTAAAAGGCTACGAAGCACCCACTATGACTCCTGAAGGGGAGAGGTGGTTGGGTGAAAAGCAACACACCTTGCTTGAGGGCGAGCAACCTATCCGTTCATTCCGAAACCTGCGTAATTATTGGAAAGAACGCCCCATGATGTCCCTTCAAGCGAAATTGCGAAAGCCTGACGGCAAAATGCGTGACTACACCACTCTCGCCACTTCATCCACCATCCCAATGGATGCCTTTGCTGAATTTAACATCAAAAGAAACGATCAAGCGAGGGCTTGGAATGAGGGTCGTCGCAACAAACACGGGTTCGTGCAGGGTATGACAAGCCGTGAGATTATTGATCAAATGCTCTTTAATCAAGCAAATCCACAGGATTTGATGGATTACGATATTGAATACGATAAGCGTGGCAATCCTGTGGTGCTTAATCAAGAAGGACAGCCCGCACCGTTGGCTTCCTATTGGCCCTACGATTACGACAAAGACGGTAAGCGAATACCCAACAAATTTGGTGGCTTCGTTTTGACACAACAACAGGATAAAAACGACCATCCGTCACATGGTGTGCGTATGCTCATTCCTGATGATTCTCGTGTCGTGGGCGAATTATCCGTTATTACACCGTATGGGGCAGCGTTTCCCAACACAAATATGGAAACACTGATGAGCGAAATTGGTGGAGAGGTGATTGCATGACCGCTTTTGACACCGCATGGGCAATCATCAAAATTGATGAGGGGATGTGGGAGGAAATCTATGCCCCTCTCTATGAAGTGTTAGGTGGACGAGGTAAGAACAAACGCAGGTATGCGGGTTCTTCATCCCCGTTGGATTTTGTGCCGACTGAAATGTTGCCCCCCACGAGGCATTGGCAGGAGGTTTTGCCTTCAAGCACTTACGGGGGAGATTACGGCAAACAGCGCATTGAAGAATTGATGGAGAGCATAATGGAACATGGAATGTTAGGTCGTGATTCGGAATGGTGGAAACGCCGTTCTGATGAAGAAAAGGGACTTGATGTAATAGAAGAAGGCAGAAAACGCTACGACAAAGCGGCGGCAGGGTTGGATGCTGTTGGTAATGTAGCCATCCCCCAATTGCACTTCACCCCATCGGGATGGGGCATTGGAGAGGGCAACCACCGTGTTGAAGCGTTAAGGACGATGGGCGCACCCTACATTCCCGCTTACATGGTGTCAAGTGGTTATGATCGCAAATTGCGAAAACCCCAATTCAATTATGATGAGGACATGATATACGGAGAGGACATGAGGCGTTTGATGGGCTTAACCTCCAACAGATATGCTCAATTGCCCCATTTAGCGGAGGAATACCCCGAATCCTTTGATTACAACATGAATGAAGAACACCGCAAAGCGACAGGTGGGTATGGTATTCCTGCATCCTTTGGGCGAAGGCGTGATGCTGTGCCTCCCTCGTTTTTCTTTGGGCGTGAATTGGTTCCCGGCATGGGTCGTCTTATCCCCGATTTGCCGAAAGGTTTGAGCGCACAGGACATTCCCATGACAGAATTGCGTCAATTTGACGGACGGTGGGAAGAAGCAAACGACCCAACGGGGGCGTTCAGCGAGTTTCAAGACAACCTACATTGGAGGGTTGCGTGATGAACGCCTTTGACTCCGCATGGGTTATTATGAAAGCCCTTTATCACGGCACTTATTGGGGTGACGATGTTGAGCGTGAGGGCTTGAATGTTGGCGATGAAGCGGCGGATTTACAGGAATATGTCTATGACAGTCGCAGGAACGAGGACTATGATTGGCCCATTGAACAAATCAAAGAACGATTTTTGCGTGATTACAGCGAAGAGGATTGGGAACGGATGATGTTGGGCGACACTTGGAAATACGCCGCAGGGCCAACCGAGAGAGAAACCCTTCAAGCACCTGCGGGAATGCTCGGTGCTTTCAATCAGGCTCGTGCCTACGGTTCAGATATTTTTGAAATTGATGAAAACCATCCCGATGCCCCTGAGTGGATTAAAGAACCCAAATGGCAACGAGATGAATACGACTCAGGTGAATTGACACACTATGCCTATCCCGAACACACGATTCAATGGCGCACTAAAGGAGATGTCCCCCCACACACAATGCGAAGGTTGGGGGAGGAAGAATTGAATGAATTGGCTACTCGCTTGAAAAATTGGCGTGATGCTTCTATGCAACGCTACGATTGGATAGATCGGATGATGTGGGATTTCGGCCATTTACAAACCATGACCGATGAGCAACAAAGGGAATTGTTGCGACAGCACAAAATTTTACACGGTATGGGGCAGGTGAGAACCACGCCTCAAGAATTGAACAATTGGCTTCGCGCCAATTACTTGGCGACTTACGCTACTGACGAGGTGGAAGAAAATGAACCCGTTTGAAACCGTTTGGTCGCTGTTGAAGGCGAGCATTTCACACACAGAATACATTAGGGGTTTTCCTTATGCCGAGGGTGGTTTTGGCCCAATGGACTTCACATTTGATGAGGACAATCAAAACGCAAGTGGAGGTGCTATATTGCGACAACCGACGATTGGAGGGCCACCGCCTTTTGACCGCCCATCAAGTTATGCGGTGCTAAACCCTGCTGTTCACTTTGGAAGGCAATTTCCTGACGGTGTTGATTCACTAACAGAAGAACAGGAGAAGGATTTGATGTATCACACGGGTGCTGTCGGACTCCATGAAGCCACTCACCAAGCAGTGCATTGGGCTGAACCACGATTACAGCGTCTTTACGGACAACAGCCACAAGGACACGAATACCCCGCATATACCGCTGAACACGAGGCTGACACAAAGCACCCCAATTTCATGGCTAAATTGAGGGCTTTGTATAGTCACCCAAGTGTCAATGAAGAAGGGTATGTGGAAAATCCTCAAACACCCCGTATGCAAAAAATCAAAGAAATCGCTACGGCTATTAAAGGAGTCAAAGACCCCTACGAACAAGCACAAATTATGGGCAATCGTGCGAGAATGAATGCCAAAAGCGAAATGGAAAGGTTAGGAAAAATAGACGAATTGCGGGCTGAAATAGACCGTTTAGAGGATAGCATTGATTGGGACAATGCGAACAAAGAAGAAATTCAGGCCGTTTTCACCTACACGAACAGACTTAGTGAAAAGGCTTCTCAATTAAGGAGGTGGTATGATGACATTTTGCGAGGCGTTTGATTCAGCATGGGCTATCGTGAAAATGCCCATTGTTCCCAATTCGCTTAGGCGAGAAGGTGATGAATTTCATGCTGACTTTGAAGATCCCATAACGAATGATTCATTCCGAATGACGGCAACACCAAATAGTGAAAATTTTGATGATAGGATTGATGATGCAACCCGAATGCTTGTTGAAATCCATCACCCTAATCCCGAAGAATATGTATTGGGGAGATTGGCACTCAATGACCTCCCAATGTCAATCTTCACAACGGGTGAACAACGAAAACAAGGTCAGTCTTTTTGGCCCTATCATTCATTTGTCCCACATCAGGTTAGAAGAAGGGGATATGGAACAGCGATGTATGACATGGCGGCGGCGATTCTCAACGAATACATGAAACGACCCCTCACACCATCCAATTCACTAAGTGATGCGTCAAGGGGGCTTTGGACTAACGCATTGGGTGAAAATCCACAGTCGGTGTGGAATCGGATGGATGAACCTTCTTGGCCCATTCGTGATGATTTGTGGAGGGATGAAGCATGAGTGCATTTGACTCCGCTTGGGCTATTGTGAAAATGCCCATGTATTACCACGCAACACCCTCGGAGAACCTTGACCCTATCCTGCGTGAAGGTATTCGTAGCAATTTTGGCGAGGTTTATGCCTCCCTTGACCCTGAAATTGCACGCAGGTGGATTTCATTCACCAACAGGCAAAGCCCCCATGTGTCCGTCATTCCGTTTTGGCGTGATGAGGGCGACCCACGAATGACACCCGGTGCTGATCACAGTCCTATGATGCTCGCTATGTTAGGCTACGATCCTAACCAAGTGGGCGAACAGGCATCATTTGTGTCAAGCGAACCCATACCGCCACAGGACATTTGGCCCGACGCTGTGGAAAACGAGCGTAGTCCCGGTGTTTTGACTTATGAAAACCCAATGTTTGACGAGAATTATGCTCAAATGATGGAACAAATACGACAAATGAATCAACAACACATGGAATCACAGGATGAGGATGACGGCATTGAAAAATACGATGAGTCAGGTTATTCGCTCGTTGGGAGTCCTTTGAGTGCAAAACTCCCAAACAAAGACCAATGGGCGTTGTTTGACACAAGCCTCCCTAAGCCATTTGAAGTGGGGCGTTTCGCTATTGACCTCCCACGCCCACAATTGCCAACCCAATTTAACAGATTCATTGAGTCACGATTGGATGCTGATGGGGAGTTAAGACCATATCAAAAAAATGAACCTCACACAACGGCCTATTCACTATTCACCGAACCTTACACCAACCAACCCATTCCGATTGTTCATGCGAACATTGATGACGGCTATCAAGGTCAAGGGCTGTATAGTGAACGGGTTCTTCCTGCCCTAATTGAGCATTATGGCACTTTGGGGTCATTGAAAGACGCAAGGAGTGATGCTGCCGATGCAGCACACAAAAGACTGATGGAGAACCTTGGGGCGTTTGTCAATCGTGACAGCACACGACAAGGTATGAATGTCCAAGAAACAAACCAATTCGTGAACACACCGGGCATGATGGATGCTTATGAAAAATGGGATTTGAATGTCCCACCTGAAAAACAAGCACAATTGATGGAATGGACTCAACGCTACGATCCTATGCACAGAACAGGGTCAATTGATACCTACACGCTTGGTGACAAACCTATGGCGCGTGAACACCTTTCGCAATTGCTTGAGCAACGGCACTTTTCGCCTGAACCAATGCACCCAAAGGATGTTCTAAGCCTTCTTTGATGAAATCACATCGTCAATGCGGAGAATCATAATAGCGGTTTCAACCGCTGACTTGATTGCTTGAGCAACCACACGCTTTGGCTCAAAGACTCCTGCCTCAGCCATATCCGCCAAACCACCCTCAAAGACATTAACACCGTATGCGGTGTTGTCGTTTGATGCGTGGTGGGTGCGTAGTGTCATCATTTCATCAACGGGGTCAAGCCCTGCGTTCTCCACGAGCGTGCGAGGAACAACAAGCAACGCTTCGGCAAACGCCTCAGTCGCCATACGCTCACGACCATGTTGGGTTTGAGCCAAGTCGTGCAATTTGTGCGAAAGCGCAGCGAAAACAGACCCGCCACCCGTTAGCACTTTGCCATCCTCGTGAGCAACGGACACGACACCAACGGCATCGTCAAAGGCACGCTCAATTTCCTCAACGAAAGGAACAGTCCCACCACGAAGGATGAGAGTGACAGGCACAGCGTTTGCAGGATCTTCAAAGAAAACCATCGGCAATTCACCGATTTTCTTTTCCTCAACCAAGCCACATTCGCCCAAAACATCCTCTCCTGCCCGCACATCCTCAAGGTTATTCAGGATTGAAGCCCCTGTGGTTCGTGACAAAGCCTCAATGTCGGACTTGGGGACTTTTTCAACAGCGAGAACACCCGCTTTGGCAAGGTAATGCTTTGCCAAATCATCAATTTCCTTTTGGCAAACGACCACCTTTGCACCGCTTGACACAATGTCATTAACGAGGTTGCGAAGGAATTCCTCTTCTTGCTCAAGGAATGCGGTGATTTGATTGGGGTCGGTGATTTGGATGTTGGCATCCATTTCAGTGGTTTGCACCATCAGGGAATTGTTGTAAAGCAAAACCTTCGGTGAGGTGACTGAAATGGGCATATTGGGGTGACAGCGTTCTTTGTCAAGAACCACTGATGAAACCAAGCGACTGTCAATAGCCTCGCCACCGACAGCCTTGACGACCATGATTTCATTCAAGTCCACACGACCACTCGCTGAGAGGCGTGCGACAGCATCAACGCAAATGCGACCCAAGAATTCCTTGATTGAACCTGCGGATTTGCCCGTGAGCGAGGTTTGAGCCACGCTCAAAAGAGCATCAGCATCACCGTCAAACGCCAAGTCGTCAATCATCGCATTCAATTCCGTTCCGACTTTACGGAATGTGTCGCAAATGGTGGTTGGGTGGATGTTTTGTGAAATCAATTCCTCCGACTTCTTCAACAATTCACCTGAGAGGATAACTGCCGTTGTAGTGCCGTCATAACACTCCTGCTCTTGAGTCTTTGACACTTCAATAATCATCTTCGCTGCGGGGTGTTCAATGTCCATTTCACGAAGGATTGTAGCCCCATCGTTTGTGATGATGACATCACCGCCCTCATCAACGAGCATTTTGTCCATGCCCTTCGGCCCAAGCGTTGAACGCACAGCATCGGCAACGGCTCGTGCCGCAGCGATATTGTTGGATTGGGCTACACGACCATGACTTCTTTCTGTTCCTTCACGCAAAATGAATACGGGTGCTTGACCGTTGGGCATCATGTTCACCGCCACACAAACCAAGCATATTAACCCTGTGATGGTTGACAACCTTAACAAAAAGGATTTTCAATTGAAGAGGCGTGCAAAACACATGGCGGATGCCTTAACCATGTCGTTGGGCCATCTGCTCATCAAAGCGTTAGGCGATCCCGACGATATGTTTTGGTGGGAAAAACGCTATGGAGGCAAATTGCCTGACCCAAAAGCGAATAGGTCTATGGACATTACCGAATGGATAATCAACAACCCACAAATCGTTGATGCCTATTTGCGTAGCAACGGGCAACCAAGAGTGGTGGATTACCCACTTGAAGCCAATGTCCCAATACCCGAATGGGATGAAGTGCAGGATTCTTTGACGGGGGCGGATGCGGGACTCAAGCCAAGAGAATTCGCCCCGTATAGCAAAACACGAAAAATGCCCGGCCCTTCATTCTTTGACACTCCGCCAAGAGCCTGTGTTTATTCAACACCCAATGACCCCAACACTGCTTGTGGACATTGTTATGCGTGCCAAGGAACATATGCTTTGAACAGTCCCCAAGCACGAATTTGGAACAATTTGGACAAATTGTTGAACAACCCTGAAGCGTTTGGAAGTGGTGTTGCTCACAATTTGACTCCATCGGCTATGCTTGAAAGAGGTTCAAGAAAAGACCAACCCGTAGTGCGTTTCAAGGCAGCGGGCGACTTAATGGGGGCGGGTGAATTGGCTCTCATATCCAATGTCATGGAAGAAAACCCATCAGTCAATGGGTGGCTTTCAACACGCCAAATACCCTTTATTCAGCAATTTTTGGATGCGAGGGGTTGGGAGGATGATGCCTTCCCTGAAAATTTGGCGGTCAAGGTATCATTACCCGGTAAGTCGGACTTCAACAATTTGTCACGACCCTTGAGAGAATTGGGCAAACACCCCGCAATTGATTTCACCAATTATGACAATGTGGTGGAGGGTGCTTCTGTTTGCCCTGCTTCTTTGCCCGGCAACCCCGCCAAATGTGATAAGGTCATTGACCCACTCACCAACAGCCTAAAGTGTCGCAATTGCTTTAGGCGAGGGTCAAACATCACCTATTTGGATCACGACAACCCAAGCATATCAAACGAGGAAATGGAAATCATTTGGCAATTGTTGAATAGGGGGCAATAAACATGGTTGGGCTTGAAAGACCACAGGGGCAACCCCGTATTTTCACACACCCCGCTAATGTGAATGAGCCGTCAATGTATGACCCTGAAATCACCGTTGAGGCTGAGGATGCCGTTCAAGCCGATATGGGTGGCGACAAATGTTGTGAAGAAGCACGAATGAAATTTCGTGAGGTGTTGAGGAAGCATTTTGGAAAAGCCTCATGGGATGATATTGAAATCATCATTGAACAACCATGCGAGGAATTACAAAAAGAATTGGAAGAGTGGATCGCTCAACCTTGGGTTGCGGATAGAACAAGGTCAGCAGACGGATTCACTTTGGTTGAAGATTTGAAACGACTTCAAAATGAATGGGATGCCTGTTCATCCGAATCGTTTGGTGGTATGTTCACCGCATCGGAGGATGCTTTTGAGGCAGGGTGGAACGCCATTCAAAAGCAAATAGGGCGGGATGATTTCACTTACAATATGTGGTATCAACCGCACCTCATGGCTGATGCAGGGCCATTTCAGCGTGAAATACCACCCGAATTGGGCATTGAAACATTGGGGAGAATCCCTATTACATCCGCAATACAACATTTAGAGCAATTGGAACAAGACCCAACAGAATTCGCTACACGCTTGGGGTATGAAACACCTGAGAGTGTGGGGTTGCGAAGAGATGATTATGACGATGACGATGAATGGTGGGAGGCGTTGGCGGAACAAGGCATATCCTCTTCACCCGAAGAATTTCTTGAACACAACGAAATTCCTCTTTATGCAGTGCAAAGGTTGCTCAATAACGCCAAACAACATGCGGGGCGTATGCCTTTACCCAATGAATTGCGAAACCGATTAGAGAATTATTCGTTCTATTACCCGCAAATGGTTCAATACGGCGGCGGTGTTCCTAATTATTTGGAATATGCTGACGAATTGCGAGAAAAGGGGCAAAACACTATGCCCGTGACTTCGGGCAAAATAAGTGCATTGGGCCAAGCCCCAATGGTTGATGTGAACCCACTTTTCAGGGGCATGGGGCTTGGTTTGAACACAATGGGTTCGCTTTTGGAAAACACCGGGCGAATAGAAGAAGCACTCGCCTCACCTGCGGGATTGGCTTCTATGCGTGCGTTGGATCGTGGGCTGCGTGAAATGGGAATTGACCCCAAGACCAATATCGCTGTGGACAATTTCATGCCAAATGAGCAACAAAGGGCGCAACAGTGGCATCATTCACATGATGCTCGTTATCCTGTGAGGGGTCAAATGTCAATGTCCGTTCCCAAAGGAACACAAATCAATCCCGTGATGCCAAACCGAGCAAGACCTGTCACCATGACGCAAGAAATGGCTGACGATGGAATAGAACAATTCAACATGGGTCAAATGCGTGAATTGGTGGAACGGGCAAAGGGTGCAATCAATGCCCGTCAAATTCGGGACAGGATTATGCCCCCTAATTTGAGAGGACAACCCTTCATTCAACCACGCATTTTTGATGAGGACTTTGAATTGGAGGGCTTGTGATGGCAGACATTGACGCTCTTGAAGCGGGGTGGGATGCTGTTATCAAAGAGAGTGATTTTCAAATGCACCCCAACAGTGAAGATCGCGAAGGGGATTATTTGGGTTTATATCACCCCTCCAAAAACACCGCAACAACATTCCTTGCACCATTTGGAAGGGGGCAAGGATGGCGCACTTTACCCAAACCCGTAAGTGGTTCAAAGTGGGAGAGAGAACCACCACGAGAAGGCACAGAGGCGAAATTTGGTTTTCCTGTTTTGGATGCAAAAGGACGGCGCATACCCGCACTTGATGCGAAGCGGGATGATGTCATGGCTCAAGACATCATTGACACCGATAAACACGAATCAGGACATGAAGCCACACACAGTGAAATAGAGGGTTTATATGACCTTTCGGATTTGTCGCACAACCAATTTACAAACACATACGAATGGGGACACGACACTACGAATGACCCACTTTATCCCTCTCGGCTACAAAGCCGACAAGAAAGGCGTGTAAGAGAAAACCTTCCCGAAGATGAAAGGTGGATGCAGGTAAATTTTCCGTATGAATCACAAGCAGGTTTCCTTTTGGACAACCCTAATGCACTCCGTTCATGGTTGAAAGAAGGTTCACTGCCAAATTTGATGGCTTTTCAAAATCCAAGCCGAAGTCGTGACATTAGGAGTGCCGGGCATGAAATGGCGGCATATACGACAGAATACCCCTTTCATCCCGGCTATGTAGCGGGCAGATGGCTACATCACCCTGATGTTCCCCAATCGGCTAAACGCAAATACCTACAAATGGTTGAGCGAGAACAGAAAAAGGCGGGTGTTCCTGAACCGATTAGCGGTAAGCAAATAGCCAATCAATTGTCGCCCAAATTGGGTTGGGGGCGAAGAACGAAGGCGTTGCGTGAATTGATGGGTGAGCCACCACAAAACGATGAAGCACCCGAAAGCAAACGCCTCTTGATGCCTCCAAAAGCACGCATTCAACAGAACATGATAAACGCTGCAATCGGCCAAGCCTACAACATTTTGGCGCAAGCGGGTGATTTCAACCTAAATCCAATAACGGCTCGCGAAGAACAACACGGCGAGAGGGTAAAAATGGCTACGCAATTCGCCAAACCCCTAATTGATGCGATTAAGCGTCATTTCAAAACAAATGACGGCACACTGCCTCAAACCTCCAAAAAAGGCAAACGCCTAATGGATTTGCCCGAAGATGTGCGAATGGAATTGGGTCGGATGCAATTAAGGCAACACTTGGCAAACATGGTCGCTCAACAAAACGACTTGGTTCGGGATGAGGACTTTTTGACCCCCAAAAGGATGTGGGATAGGGAAAGACTTGAGAGCGAAATGACCCCCAAAATTCACGAAATGGTTGATCGGGATTTTGGTGGTGAACAACCAAGATATGCAAGGGGTGGCGCGTATTACGATGCAGAAGATATTGAAGCATTTGAAAATTTTGAAGCAAAAAAAGAGGCTTTGTATGATGAAAAAATTGAAGAATTGATGGCTACGGGCGAATTTGCGCCATTCACAACCACAGGGCCATTCAAGGAAAACAAATACGCTTACAGTGAATATCCTGTGGAGAGTGCAATTGAAATACCCGCCGAATTACACTCCGCATATCAACGATGGGCTGAAAGAAATGGCATTGGCCTTCATTACAACGAGGGCGAGAATTATGTCAAGCAAAAAACGGCTAAACAAACCGTTCCGAATAAAAGAGTCCCCAAAAACAAAGCGTTCTATGACCCTGTGACAAGAGCAATTGCTGATGCCTTCATGCAACAAGAATTGAATGTTCAAGGAAGATCAAATTTTTCACCGCAAGGGCGGAAGCCGGGATTACAAACAACCCCCAAGCAAGACCCTGCACCAAAAGGCAAAAAGTGGGGCGGGGATTTGTTCAGCGGAGAAGTCGGCAGTGAATATGGAAAAAAGGGTTTTTACAAATTAGGACAAGACTACATTAACACTACAGACCGAAATCCAAACACCTTTGAAGAATGGCTCAATAGGGGACAAGAGCGAGTCCCGTTGAATTGGTTGTTGGGCAAAGTGGCTCAAGACCGACTCAATGAAATCAAAGACCGAAAGCGCAAAGAAAACGATGAGCGCATAAGGCGTGAACGGGAAGCGAGGGGTGAGGACTGATGGTGGACATCAACGCATTTCGGAGAGATCCGAATTGGTTGCGAGGAAAAGGCATATCCTCATTCATCAAACATCCCGGCAATAAAAACCAACCACACTACAACACTCTCATGCGTGTGGCTGAACAAAGGGCAGGAACAACAGGGTTAGACGATCCTGCGAGTGGCCCCGGTGGATTTGTTCAGGGTTTGATGCCAACGGGTCAAGTGCGAATGAACGAATATGACGCAGGACTCGTCAATATGCTGCGCCATTTGAAAAATACCGAAGGTGGTTTGACAATTCCTTTTAGCCAATACGATAGTGACATGACACCTGCCAAATGGCGTGAGGATGTTCGTGGTGCAACCCTGCGTGCCATTCAACAAGGCAATTTGCCCAAAAAGGGTTCTTTGAATTATTACCTGCATAAAATCAAACAAGGAATTCCTTTGACACCCATAGAAGAATATGAAATGGCTCAAATGTATTACATGAACAAAAAAACAGGGTTTCAAGGAATGGTGCGGATGCCAACGGGCTACAACAACATACCTTCGGGGACTTTGACACCTTTCAAAAGAGGCGAGGATGTCAATTTTCTTGAATATCAACCTATTTTTGAAAATGTGGAATTGCGTCAAGGTGATGCTGCGGATGCACTCAACGAATGGGACATTAACCTAAGCAATTTGCTCGCTTCTGACCCGCCCTATGAAAATCAACCTTCTTCATATTCCGAAAATTACGATATACAACGATACCTTTCAGCCTTGAATGAACGCATCAATGAGGGTCAGCCAATTGTTGCCTTTGACTCCGCTGATGCTGCGTCAAAATATGCTGACTTGGGCTTAAACACTCAAATAATGATTCGCCCCGACAAATCGGGCGCAAAGGCTGAAAGTCGTGGTGATATGCCCGAAATGGTTGCCACCAACATTGAGGGCTTTGACCCATTGGAAACATTATCACGATTTGGACACTCGCGCTTTGTGCCTAACAACAAAAAACAAACGGACATATTTGACTTCACTTTATCGCAGGAAACAGAAACACCTTTTGAGCATGGGTGGGCTGTGCTAAAATGCTGACAATAATCACAACCTTGATATGCTTGACATTCTTGACAAGCACACATGAGCCGTCATGTGTCAGTCGTGATGAGCGATGATTTATTTGCTAAAATGGAGGCTGCGAGGGGGCGTGAGTCAAAATCCTCGTTCATCAATCACATCATTAGCGAGTATTTCAACAAACAAAAGAAGGAGGATGATTAACGATGCAAGAAATGAAACCGCCTGTTCCGCCTTGGGCGATGGATGAAAACCGAATTGACATTAACTTGATCGCCATGTTGCTGTGGCAATCATTGTTGGTCGGCACTGCTGTTGGAGTATCACACTTGGGGTGGTATTTGCCTGATGCGAGTGCGGGTGAATTGGGCCTTCAATTCGGTTTGATTTCTTTCGGTTTCCTATGTTTGTCAATGGTGCTGTTTCATGTGGGTGGGCTTCGTGATAGCCTCGCTATGCGTGCGGAATTCGCTCAAGAATCCCGTTATGACAAGTGGCAAACGCAACAGGCTCGCCTTCAAGCACGAAGAATGCGAAAGTATTCAAGCAACCAAGAATTTTACAACGGCAATTACGGACAACAACAACAATCAACCACATTTACCGTTCCCGTTCAAACCGAAGAGTCCAAAAAAGAACCTGAACAGCAATAACTGAGGCATTATCATGGCTTGGCCGTTCAACACACAACAAGAAAGACAGGCGGAAGCGATGGCGAGTATTCTCGCTGAAAACGCCTATGAGCGAAGGCTTGAGCGCATGACTTGGACAATCAAAGCAATTCTCGCCTTCTTGGTTGGTGCTTCGCTTTCGTTTCTTGTAATGGTCGGACTTGATGCGTTTTGGCAAATCACACCAACATCCGTATGGGAATGGATGTTTGGTGCGTGATTTAAATGTCGTCATGGATGTTTGTTGGGCATTTGTTGCTTGGTTCAGCACAATTGGGGTCATACATTTACAGAATCCTCAAACCGCACAAATTCGGTGTTTATGGCCCGTCTATGTCGGGTAAAACAACCTTAGACCAATACCTGACTGTGCCGGGTGACATTGAGCCAATACCGTTAGCACTCCGCACAACACATGCCATGAAGCATGGACAATTCACCATGCCTCACACAACAAAGAAACAGGTGCGATGGAATGGTGAAAAAATCCCCATATCCACCGCTGACTTCGGAGGACAGGCTCGTTATTGGAATATGTGGGCTGAGGACATGGTTGGGCGAAATATCAGCATTGTTTTCTATGTTGTTGATCACCGAATCCTGCAATCCCAATACCTGTTGGGCGAAGCCGTTGGAGGATTGAAATACCTCGTGGACATTATGACGAACACGAAATACCCAAAGTCTTTCAATCGTTATTTGAAGAAAAAGGCGAAAATTTTCAAACCAAAGGTCGTGTGTTTGTTGGTGAACAAAATGGATTTGTGGTGGGATGTTGATTCTCAAAGGATGTGGGATGAAGGCATGAAGCGACAACACCCTTTGGTGTTGCCTTTTCAAGAGGAAATGAGGCGTTTGCGTAAAGCGGGAATTGCCACGAATGTTGAGGCTATGTCAGCCCAATATGGATTGAATGTTGAGCGTGCCATTTATGACACGGTTCAAATGTTGTGAGGGGGGGAAACCATTTTGAATATGTTAGGACTCACATGGTTCGGAGGGAGTCTATGCGTATGAACCCATTCGCTCGTGGCGGAATGTCGCTTAACGGGTTATCGGATGCCGATTTGAGAACCCTTTCATCCCAAACGGGTATCGCTTTTGAATTCCTCAAGGCACAGCAACGGGCTGAAATGGCTTCGTCAGGGTCACAGGGCGCAGGTATGGATCAAGAAATTGTCATCCCTACGGTTGAAATCAAATTGATTACCAACCCCAAGAACCCCGTAAAGGCACGAAAGAAAAACATCAAAATGCTTCGCAAGGCTCTCCGACCACCAAATTACAATTTGGGTTTGTTCAAGGTGTATCGCTACAATGCAGCACACGAGTGTGCCTGTTGTGGTGTGGATGTAAGGCGTTTCCTTGAGGGCGATAACGCCTATCACCACATTAGCGATGAGCGAACAGGATTATCGTTGGCTGACATTTATTGGTTTGATGAGGAAACTCAACAGGCACGAAAGCCTCACGCACGCACGCATGGCGATCACGGGGATGAAATGTCAAGCACACTTTGCCCTGCACATTTGCACATTTATCACACCCTTCGGTGCATGATTGAAGAACACACCCTTGAACAAGAAGGATTCTCAAAGGTATCAAAGGGAACACGCTTCATGCGTGTGCCGGGTTTTTCGGGTTCGTCTAAGGCACAAAACCGTTCAACCCCTGAGTCGTTGTTGAAATACGCTGAATTTTTCAACATGATTCAACAGGACGCACAGCATTCAAAGGGAGTGACTTTAACCCAACACCCTAACCCCGTTTCAGGTGTAGCGGATTTGGTGACGGTGACTTTTGATTTGCGAGCCTTACAAATGGAACAAATGGCTCAACAACAGCAAATGGTGGGCATCGCACCACAACAAGTGAATACCACGATGATGCAGGAACAAATGGCCGCGCAATAGGTGATAACATGGGATTGTTTGGAGGAAATAAAACGGACAGCACAACCACTTTTGGTGGTGGGCAAATGGGACAACCCAACATGATGGGCATGGGCAACATGGGCATGGGCAACATGGGTATGGGCATGGGCATGGGTGGCTATGGCATGGATCCAACTATGATGATGATGCAATCCCAAAATCCAATGATGCAACAGGCGGCAAACGACCCTGTGGTGGCAACCTCCAAAATGCTTCAAATGTATGACCCAATGTCCATGTTCATTGTGTCGCAAAATTTGCCGATGATTATGGAATTGATGGGTGAAATCATGCTCATGTGCATGAAAGACTTCTTTTCAGGTGTTAATTTCAAACAAGAAGGCGATGCTATCAAATTGGACACAGCCACGATGCCTTCTCAATTGCAGACCCTTTCAAGTGAAAATTTGGCCTTGACACTCCAAAGGGTTCAATCCCAAGCACAACAAATTCTCAACCAAAACCAACAGCAAATGCAAATGTTCCTCATGGCTCATCAGCAAGGTGGGGGTATGATGCAACAAAATCAACCCGGCTTCTTTGGAAGCCTTCTCGGTGGTATGCTTGGTAATCAAGTGCAACAACAAGGCGGAATGGGCAATATGATGAAAACGGGTGCTGCATTAGGCGGTGCTGCGGTTCTGTGAGGTGTGACAAATGGCGGAAGAACGAAACAAAGAGGCTGAAATCAATTGGGCAAGTGCAGGTGTCAATCTGTTAAGCCCGCAAAAAATGCTCGTTGAAAGTGCAACCATGATCTTCATCATTTCATTTATCCTTATGGGATTTTTAATTATGATGTGGAAAGGCCCGGAAATGTCCACGAGTCAAATCATGGGCTTTTTCTTTGGAATGTTATTCACTTTCACGGTGGCTGTGCGTCAGTATTCTTCCTTTCGGTATTGAGGCGAACAGGAGTCAATGGCAACCTCCAAAAGTGGAACAGCCTCTAAAACCCCAACCACTACAAGAAAAGGTCGTTGTCAAAAAGGAATTCCTTGATAGTGGTCGCTGTAAAGGTGTGACAAGGGCGGGTGAGCCGTGTCGCAAAGAGGCCATCCATAATGGATATTGCTATCATCATCGGCAACCAAATAAATGAGAATGCCTTCGCATAAAACATGGTGGGTCGGCAGACAAGGCGGAATTGCCCCTTCTGTTTGCACCCAAGTCGTGACACGATGGAACAGAATATCCGCATTGGGCTGATTGATGTTCAAGACATGGATCGTAATCAGGATTGGGCGGAAGGAACGGCTCACAGGCACATGAGGCGACATTCGGGTGAATATCACAACAACAGCAATAGCGATTGCCCGCTTTGCACACACCCTGAGCGAGCCAACATTGAAGTCGCCATTCTTGAGCGTTTGATTGACATAGACCAAATGGCTGAGGATTTGGAGGTTTCTTCAAGTGCTTTATCACACCACATGGAAAATCACACTCAGCCTGTTATTCAGCGACAGGCGGCAATTGAAGCGTTGCCAACGGCTATCACGAGTGTAGCCGATGCCATTCGTCAAACCGATAGCAACCTTCAACGCTTGAATGGGTTGTTCAACGATCACCTCAATTTGATGCAAGCGGAACGGGAAGAAACGGGAATGCTTGACTACAAAGGATTGGATGCTGCGGTGAAATTGCACCGTGAAGTCCGTGACACACTTGGCGACTTAGCAAAACACCTAAGCACAGCCGAGAACATTGAAAATTCACAACAGGTTAATGTGCTGACCGTTATACAGGCTCACTTTAGCGAGAAGTCGCCTGACGAATGGCGAATGATGCGAAAGGCTTTGGCTGATGCGGGGGTGCTTGGTGATGAGTGACAAAGACTACCAAACCATTCCCGCACTCATGTTGAAAAACACGGAATATGGGTCGCTTTTGGAAACCCCAAGCAACATCTTGTCCATAGAACAAACCTCCACGCTTTGTGACGCATTGGAGGAAACGGTGCGACTGTGGGCGAAGGGTTTGGATGCTTTTGGGATGGAAACGCACACGAAATATGCGGAGGAAGCATACGGGGCAATTGTTGTTATTCGTATGGCTTTCAGCGATTTAGCACAACCTTTGCCGATGGTTTCACGAAAAGAAGCCGATGAATTGCTTAAAGCAATTGATGAAGCCTTCAAGCCTATGGTGCGTTCCTATTCGGCTACGCCAAAATTAGCCAAGTGGTATTCCTCGTTGCCGTTGAAAGTGGCGGCAACCTACAACAAATTTAGGGGGCAACGATGATGTCATCCACTTTCAATAAGGTGTGGCAAATTGTCAAAATGGATGAACCATGCGACAATTGTGGAAACCCCATAGATCCTACACGGCCTCGCTATCGGGGAAAGGTGGTAATACCCGGCTATTGTAATCAATGCGAATTCGCAAGAATCGCAAGTGGATATTGGACAGGCCCAAGAGGGGTTGTCAAAGAAGATCCGTGTTGGGATGGCTACGAACAAGTGGGCATGAAAACCAAGCGGGGCAAAAAAGTCCCAAATTGTGTGCCAAGTGACACAAAAAAGTCAGCGTGTAATTGCGAAACCTGTGACACATTGGCGAAAGCGTTGTTGAGCAAAAAGTCCGACAAACCGTTTCATGGCTACAACCCAAATCGCCACAGTCGTGAAGGTGGGTTGAATGCAAAAGGGCGTGCAAAATTCAAGCGTGAAGAGGGTGCAAACCTCAAACCCCCCGTCACTGAAAAACCATCAACACTCAAACCCGGTTCAAAGAAAGCCAAGAGGCGAAAGTCGTTTTGCGCTCGGATGGGCGGGGTAAAAGGGCCAACGAGCAAAGGTGGCAAATTGACACCAAAGGGTGCTGCATTGAAGAGGTGGAATTGTTGAAGCGTGATTCATGTTGTTGTGGGGCTACAAAATCAAGCCCATGTGCGTGCATGAAAAAAGGCGTAATGAATTGCTCAAAGAGTGACCCAAAATGCCCATGCTACAAAGACAAGGATTTGAAGAAATCCTTTGAAAAGAAACGCTTCTTGACCTATCCAACCTGTGCTAATTCAATGTGCATGGCTCGTGTTGATAGCGAGGGGCAGTATTGCGCGAGCCATCAAGGGATGGCAAAGGCGTTTGTTGTGGGTTGGGGAATTGTCAAGAATGAACCAAGAGCAATATCCTCGCACCAATGCCCTGAGTGTCGTGGAGAAGGTTTGATTATGCAAGAAGAAAATGGGCGACTCAATTTTGCTTGCGGTGAATGTGGCTACATGGAACGCATCAAAGACTTGGACATTGAAGGGATGGAAAATTTGCACACTTCGGGTGGCGATTGTCCCGTTTGCGGTCAAGACATTGGCGATGTAATGATGGAAACCTATACGGATTTTGATCGCTATGGGCCAAACACAGACGAATCCTACCAAGAGCGTGACTTTGAAATTGAGCCTCTTGATTATGACAAATTGACAGAAGGCAGGGGAGATTGCCCGTTTTGTAGTAAAACCATTAACAAAAAGTCTTGGGATGACCTTGAAGAAGGCGAGGATGAAGGTTGGACTGATAACGACCTCCAATGCCGAGGTTGTGGCTACATTCAAACCCCTCAAGAGTGGGAACAAAAACGCTGTCCTAAGTGCGGAACACGCAACACAGTCCACCCACATTGGAGGTGATTTTTCATGCCCGTAGCCAACCCCCGAAGAAATGTGAATGAAGAATCCATACGGGTTCAAGAATTCACAGGCGGGTTCAATGGGCGCGAAATGATGGGTGACTATGATGTGAACCCAAATAACGATGCTGATGGGTTGTCCCATCATAGCCGTGAAGGTGGAGAATCACAGTCGTTTCGTGATCAGTTAAGTCCGATGAAGCGAAGGGAAAAGGCACTCAAGGAAATGGAGGGTGAATTGCCCCATGTTTCAATCAAGCCTGAAGAAATTGCTGATACGCTCGCATCAACACCTCAAAGCAAAGACGAGGATATGCTCGCTGAGGCACGCACAGGCGTGGACATGGGTTTGCCCGGTGGTTTGTCAGCAAGCACAGGGGCGCAAATCAGTCCTGTCATGCGTGAAGGGCCGGGTTTGCTTTTTGGTCGTAGCAACGATATTTTTGAAAGCGTTTGGGGGAGTATTATCAAACGAAACCCCAATGAAGTAGCCGAAGAAATTTTTGATTCGGAAGCCCTTGACACTCAAATGGATGCTGAACAATTGGCTGAACATAACCAAAAGCCCTTCGTTAGCCTAATTGGTGTCAAGAAATTCCCAACGGGACATTTCAAATCAGGGCGGTTTGTAGCGGGACTTGAATCCCCCGATGAAGTGCAAACACTTCAACAAGCGGAGGACTTTTTGGAACAAGGGCCGATGGTCGGCAATCAAATCATTGAAGATTTCAAAAACGAATATGGATTTGATGATGCCGATGTTCGTCATTTTTTCCCAACGCCAACCGAGCAACCGAGTGAAGAAGAATCATTTTCACTCAATCCTACGCTTCAAACAGCGTGGCAAATGAAAAACGCATCCGCTGACACACCATCATTGACTTCCGACATCATCAAGGCCCGAAGAAAAAAAAAGGGTCGCAAATACGATGAGGATGAAGAATCCGATGAGGATGAGCGCAAATCCAAAAGCAAAAAGAAGCGTGAACGAAAGCGTCAAATGAAGCGGGGCAAAAAAGAAGCGAGCCGTGACATCAAAGGTAAAACGGCACGAAGGGCAGCATCCGCTGAACAGAACATTGACCGTCAAACCAAGCGTCAGGCGTTTGGTGAGCGAAGGATGTTTTCGGGTAATCCTCGCGCAGCAGGTATTCCGCTACGCCTTCGCGATCCAATTGCCTATCAACGAAAATTGGCTAACGAAAAAATGCGAAGGCAACAGGGTGCGTTGCCCCGTGACATTACCGTTCACCGTGACACTTCGGGTTTGCAGGGCAAAATCCAAACCATCGGTATGAATCCAAGTGGCACGAAAATGGGTGTTTCAGCCCCAAAGGGAACGAGCATGAGTCAATTCAAGCCGTCTAAAGGTGCTATGGCAACAGGGTCATTGATGCACGACCCACTATCCGCTGAACCATTGATGAAGTCCAAATCATTGACTCGTTTGGAAATCAGCGACTTGAAGCGACAATTGGACAAATTGGTGAAAATCATTGAGGGCTTGAAGAAATCCCCTCCCGTATTTGATGAAAACGCAAAGCGTGGCGGTCAAGCGAGTCCTGAGCGAGCCTCCGCACCGGGTGATGAGAGTCTTGAGCGTGAAGAGGACAAATCGGCATATCGCTTTGAGGACACTTCTATTCCTTTGGTGACGGGTGTGGTGGGGAAGCGATGATTCTGTCAAGCAACCCTTGGGCTATTCTTGATACCTGTTTGATTATCAAGGGCGAGGGCCATTACGATTTCAATGCCCTCATAGACCAATTGGTTGGGATGACAGGACAAAACGGGCTTGAAGCATTCCCACGACCAATGGATGACATTGGCGGTGGCTCACTATCAGGCGTTGAAGCGGATGCTGTTTGGGAGGCGATTTATCAAGGTGCTGTGGATGCAACAACCGCAGCAATCATTCATGCCGGGCCACAGGCGGGCCAAGAGGGACTTTACCAACAGGCTGTGCAAAAAGCCATCAGTGCAGGGTCGGGAACAATCAACGCTGCCGTCAATTCTCAAAATCGTATTTGGGAGGCAAAGCGTGCTGAATTGCTCGCAACAGGAAAAGACCCAAGCAAAATTCCCGAACCATTACCCGCACCGTTTGAGAGTGATATGGGGAGGACTGTGCTAAACGCTGAATGGAGTGGTGGTGTTTGGGGCGCACAAAACAAAGACTCGCCTTGGGAATACGACCAATTTGGACAACGCAAATTGCGGATTGGCAATCGCGATCAAGAAAACAAATTCGCTGAATCGTGGAATCGCCCGTATCACGAGGGGCTTCAACAAATGCGTGGTGGTCGCAAAACACGAGAATACATTGAATCCCACCGTGTTAAGCCGAACAGCGTGTTCATCACCCACGAGGCGAGCAAACACATTTACGACATGATGGACAATTTGGCAAAGCAGGGCTATAATCGTGATAACCTCACGCCTCAAATGGTGAAGCAATTTTGGGCTTCTCATCCTGTTTTGGCTCAATATATGCCCCACCAAATGAGTCCACTATCACGCTCTTACAACATTCGCAACACCTCGCCTCATCAACCTCAAGAAGCGGATGCAGCACAGGCGGCGGTTGAACAACAGAACCAAATGGCGAATGCAGGACAATATGTCAATTACCTCCCTGACGACCATTGGCAAAGCAAACGAGGTGTCAGCCTCCTTGATCAAGCGAAGAACAATTTCGGCTATTACGGTCAGCAAATTTTCGGCAAATTCAAAGAGCATTATCAATTGCCCGATGACTTCACTCTTGACGATGCCATGCAAATGGGTCAAGGGAAAAGGCGTGAGGATAGGTTGATTGATGGGATTATCCGCTACATTAACCAACAGAATCCCGGTATTGTGCCTGAACACATCAATGACCCTTCGCAATTGATTCGCCCTGATATGCGTGGCGCACAAGTGCCACAAGCACCACCCGAACAACCTGCGGTGGAAAGGCAGGTGCAACCACAAGCACCTCCTGTTCGTGTTGAAGCACCCGCACCACCTGTGCCTGTGCAACAACCGCCCGCACCCCCTATTCACCAACCACCGCCACAGCCACAGCATCCGCCACCACAGCGTCAGCCCGCTGTTCCTCCGCAAATGCCACCCGCTGACCTCAATGTTGATACGCTAACACAGACTCCCGAACAACAAGCGGAGATGAACCCAAAGTATCTGCCGGGTTGGAGAGGAATGAGCGAAAGACTTGCTGATGCACTCGGAAGAGGTGCTGCGGGCTTTATGAACCTCATCGGCAAAGAGGAAATTGCTCACGCTCTTGAACAAGTCCAACGGGAAATCGCACTCAATAACGATGTGATTGTCAAATCCATGCCCACTCACACATTTTCATCGCATAGCACAAATGATATAGGAGAGATGGCATCACGCTATAACATCCCTCCAACCGATGTTATCACGATTCTCAACAGTCGGGGTCATTGGGAGGAAATATCCAAATCAATGGGCGTGGACTATGAATTGTTTCAATTGGTAAAGGTGGCATTTGAATGAATAACAGAAGCATCGGTATTGACAGAATTGCACGAGCGAGAATGATTCGTGAGCGTGAGGATTTGGAAAAGGGTCTTGGACAAATGATTGGCGACCAATATGCTAAATTCAAAGCGGGTCGTCAATATGGAAAATTGGATCCGACTGAACAAGGACAGGTGAATGCTCAAGTCCAACAAATGTCGCCCGGTGCTGCGGGAGGAAAACAAGGCTATCAAAACGCAGTAATGGCTCAACGAAAGGGTTTGCGTAGTCAAAACCAAGCCAATCAAATGGTTGGTGGTTTGATGCAGGGGCAACAACAGTCGCAACAGGCGGCAGGGCAACAGGGTGGAGGCGATAACGCCTACGCTCAACAGCACGCTCAATTGCTCGCTCAACAGGCTCAAGGTCAGCCCAAAGCACAGGGTGGCATGGGCTATAACCCAATGACTATGGTTGCCACAGGTGGTTTATCGGCACTCGCTCAAGCGGGAAAGAATTTATGGACAAATCGCAAAAATCAACAGCAACAGCAACAGGCTATGGGTCAGTTAGCACAAATGGGACAACAAGGCGGAGGGCAACAGCCACAAGCCCCTGCACCTGCGGGCGCACCACCTGCACCACCTGCACCACCTGAAAACTCAAGTGTGCCTTTGCCCGGTCAAGCACCAAATCCAAGTGTGCCTTTGCCCGCAGCAGGTGAAGCCGCAAACGAAAAACCCCCTGTGCCTCAAAATCCCGACCCAACAATTGTGACAGCAAGCCGACCATTTTGGAACATCGGTATGCTTGACTCCGCTGACCGCATTTACAAAGGAATGGATTACCTGCGATACAGGAAGTGATTGACATGGATAGGTTTGACGATTTGCTCATTAAGGCTCGTGCCGAAATGTTGGGGAAGAGTCAGCCCCGTCAAGTCATCACAAAGGACACAGCATTTTCAATGGCTTGGGATTTGACGAAGGGCTTTGAAGATCAAATGCGAGCCATGCAAGCACGCCAACAACGACCCGGCTTTATGCAACGAATGAAAAATTCATTCACAACAAACAGAAACCCACCTCAGCAAAGCGTGTCAAATAACCCACAACAAATGGGTGGGCAGCAAGAAGCGCAAAGCATTCCTTTGCCCCCAAGAAATCAAGGAGAATTTCAAGACCCATTCGGACAAGCAACAGGTAATGTTAATGCCACTGCAACACAAAGAGCAAGTGGCTCGCCACCAACGATGATGGCTGACTTAGGGCCGGGTGGATTCGGTCAAGAGGGCGGTGCTGAAAGGCCGCTTGAACCAAACCAAGTGCCGATGCGAGAGGACTTCAACACTGAGCAACCTCCTGCGCCTGTTCAAACAGAACGCACACGAAGCCTCCCACCAACCATGCGACCCGAAGGCATAAGCCCAAGTCAAAGAGCAAAAATTACGGGCGCACCTTCCGACCAACGAATGTATAATGCCCTTAACACCCTCAACCCTGAACGCCAATCGCCCGCTGAAATCATGGCACGAATGGGCAACCAACGGGAAAAAAGTCGGAACAAGCCAAACGAACAGGTGCGACCACTTTCATCGGCTGATGTCCCCAAGACAAAGCCCCAAGAAGAATTGAGTGAAAGAACAAAAGGCAACATTGGTGATCGGAAAGGAAGCGATGAAGGTTGGGGTGCATACGACGAATACAACACAGCCGTAAATCGCAGACAGCAATATGTTGATGCAATTGCGGCTCAGGTTGAATCGGGCCAAATGACCGAAGATGAAGCGATGGAAGTGTGGATGGACATTCAAGAGCGCACTCCCGAAGTCCGTGTGCCTGACCTTGCTTCTTTGGAATTTCCTAAAGAAGAACCAATGAGTCTTGATGATGCCACTCAAAAATTGGTCGGTGGTGAATTGAAACCAAATCAAAAGCGTGAAGCGGTTGAACCGACACGAGAAAAAACAACCACGCGGGAATACAAACGCCCAATTAACCAAAATCATTTGCCTGTGCCTATACCAAAACCAAGCAACACCGCACTTTCAACGAGGGGAGAAGAAAAAATTGAACCTTTGGATGAAATACCAATGCAGGATGGTTCGGTAAGACAGTTAGGATCAGGGCCGATTCGGAATCCCCCGCAATTAGGGGAAGGTCGTTCTCCACCGCCGCAATTGACCGAAGGCGATGGAACACAAAGGACTTCTCAAGCAAAAGCGGGGCGAAAATTGGAACGCCCAAATACAAACATAATTGATAATTTCAAACGCCCTAAGCGAAAGAGAACGCCAAAGAAAAAAGAGCCTGAACCACCACAGGTTGAGGAACAGACTGAGCGTGTAAAGCAACTTGAACCACAGGTTGAGGAAGAAGCCACTAAATTGCCAACGGCAAAACAAACGACACTGTTTGGAGGCAGCGAAGAATCCGCACCTGTTGAGGACAACAAAGCCACTGAAACCGAAGCCACAGCACGCAGCGAGCGAAGGAAAAGGACTCGTGGAAACACAGAAGCGACCACAAAAGTGGGTGGCGAAAAGGGTGGTGCGAAGGAAGAATCCACGCCGATGAAAGCAATCCGCAATATGTCATCCGAAGAGGTTGGGGAATTGATGACATCAGCGCGAGAGGGCAACAAAAAAGCCCTTAGCCACCTCAAAAATTACGGTGATGAAATTGAAAGAGTGCATCCTCAATTCTTGGATGACATGGAAGAATTTTTTGGCCCAACCGAAAAAATGACCCATGATACCAACCTATCCCTTTTGCCAAGCGGTATGCGGAACAGTCTGTTGAAAGACAACAATGCGGATGTCAATTATTCACTTTTGCCGAATGGTTGGGTTTAGGTGATGCCTCGTGTCAGCAGGTGTCCTTGACCTCGCCAATAAAGTGGATTGGGAAATGGGCCGAAGGGATTTCAAATTCTTTTTTGAGGACATTTGTGGCAAAGAAGAAGGCTATCAATTAGCCGACTTTCACGAAGAATGGTTTGCCATGTCGGAGGAACACAACAAAACCTGTGTAATCGCTTCTCGTGATCACGGCAAATCGGTGTTTTACCGAGTCTATTTGCTATGGAAAATGGCCTACAATCCCGGCACAGAAGTGCTATTCTTTTCACACAGTCAGCATCAGTCAATTGAACACATGGGGAAAATGAATGAATTGATTGAGTCAAATCCTGTGCTTTCGCACTTGAAACCCGCACGAGGATGGGCGAAACAGAAATTCAAAATGACAAACAAATCATCCATATCGGCTATGTCAGTCGGTAAGGCTGTGCGTGGCGCGCACCCTGACATCGTGGTGCTTGACGATATTCTGTCAAGTGAAGCATCAACACAATTAGCACACATCGCTTCGTGGTTTTACACCGCTTTGTTGCCTGTGCTTCACCACTCAGCACAATTGTGCATTGTCGGCACTCCGTTCTCCTACACCGACCTTTACCAAGAATTGAAGGGTTTGAGTGGGTATCAAGTCCGTGAATACCCCGCCATTAGTGAGCAGACGGGTGAACCGCTGTGGCCTGAGCGTTGGAGTCTTGAGGCACTACAAGGGCGAAGAAGCGAAATGACTTCAATTGCATTTACCCGTGAATACCTGTGTCGCCCAATTGCGAGCGATGCGAGTCTATTTCCCGAAGATATGGTTGAGCCATGTAAGGACTTGGAATATGCGTTTGAATTTGACCCGTATGCCGACCCCAACCGAGAGGATGTGAATTATTACATTGGTTGGGATCCTGCAATCAGCCCTGATCGTTCAGCCGACTACACCTGCATGGTCGTGATTGCGGTGGATGAAAACCGACACAAGCGTGTGGTTTGGATGCACCGTGAAAAAGGAATGTCATTCAACGACCAAATTGACAAAATCATAGAATTGAACACTCGCTACAATCCCGTCATTGTGGAATTGGAAACCAACAATTTCGCACAGGCATTTCATCAAGTGTTGAAAGAAATCAGCGATTTGCCCATCAAACCATTCACCATGAGCCGTATGAAAAAAGAAGCGGTCATTCACACTCTTCAATTGCACTTTGAACAACGGCATTTGATTTTGCCCTACAAAGAGGATGGGGCTACACGAAGATTGATGGACATTTTGATAAACGAATTGTCCATGTTCACCATGTTGCCGAATGGTAAAATGGAGTCGCTTGGAAAACACGACGATACAGTTATTGCCCTCGCCCTTGCGGTTCAGGCTACGAAAGAGTATAAAGACAGCATCGTGATTCTTGACAGCGAGGCTTGGACAAAGAGAATAGGGTGGGCTGACGCATGAAAATTGAATGGAATCCCATGCTGAATACGATGGATAGTGCCATCCTCAAATTGTTGCCAAACAATCAGCAAATGGCTTCGGAGAAGGTTGCTGAAAAAACCAAAGAATTGGAAGAAGCAAAACAAGAGGAAGCCAAAAGCACTCAACAAGAGCAACAGCAGGAAATGCCACCTCAAGCAACAGCGGGTTCACAGATTCAAGGATTTTCGGGCAACGAAAATGAAGGGATGCCAACCGACCAACCGGGAACAACGGCAACGCCAATGGTGGGAATAACACGCAGTTATTTCATGGACAATTTTGGCGCGAGTGGCGATCAAATAATTAAAATCATGCAGGAAAATGGTGAAGAAGCCATTATCCCTCGCCTAATCAATTTGTTAAAGCAGGAACAGGATGCTTTGCTCAAAGAATTTTCATGGTGGCGTGACAGCGATTGGGGACACATTGATGTCCGTGATAACGATTTCAATATGCTCGCTACGCATGGTGAACGCTTGGAATTCCTGTTTCGTAAAGCGGTTGTTTCGTCACGAAACGCTGACGAAGAAACACGAGAAGCAATATGGAAAAAATGGTCTAACCGACTCAACGCTGAAAGTCGTTTGAGCCGACGAGAATATGACATATTGAGCAAAGCATCACAAAACATAGACGATTATGGTGGGATGACTTCACAAATGCTCGCATCACATAGCACAGCGACTTCGGCTGAAATTGCCATGCTCATCAAATCACACGGCTTTTTATTTGATATTGAAGTGGTTGGCAAAGCGAGGAATAATGACTCAAAGGCACTGCTTTACGGCAAACAGTCCCCCAAAATTATGCTCAAAAATGCTGACAATTTCATCGCTAACCTTTGGGATGTTGGTGGACACTTGGAAATTACGCCATCAGGTTCGCCTCGTTTGTTTTTGCCGTTCACGAGCAAAAGAGGTGATGAATTTACCGTTGTGTTAAAGGAGAGTCTTGGCGTGGGCAACATTATGTGGGAAGATCGCCAATTCGTCATTGAAGGCGACCTTTCAGTGCAAAAGGCAATCCGTAAAGCCTATCCACATTTGAATGAAAACAAAAGGAATGCTGCGGTTTTGCTCAAATCCTATGAAGGCGATGAAACGGCTATGCGTCTTTTGACCTACACCTACGCTTCAAAGAAAGAGCAGGTTGAATTGCTCAAGGCGTGGGGAATGTCGGAGGACAAATTGAAGCGAGCGTTTGAGGTGATTGCCCATGAGTGAAAAGAAACGCATTGACCGTTTGTTTTCGGCTCTTGGCATGGACATGGAACGCCATGAAACACCCACGCCACAGATGCCATTGTTCACCACAGGTGTCCAAGAGCCTCCATTGTTGCAGGGTATTACCATCCCCGCACTATACGCTGCCTCATACGAGTGTTTGGTGTTGCGTTCAATTCTCAATCACTTGGCGACTGAAACATTCCGCAAAGGTTGGACATGGAAACCAAAATTTGTGAAGAAGTGCCGAGAGTGCGATGAAGAATACAACAAGGCAGTGGACTCGTGCCGTATGTGCGGAGGCGAGGTTCGTGAGGCGGATAAGGGACAATTGGAATATGCAAACGCCCTTCTCCACGAGGACAACCGAATGACACAATCATTCCTTGAAGTCCTTCGTGAAGTGGAAATGGACTTGAACATTGTTGATGACGCATACCTGATTCTCACGAAGGAGTATTTCGTGGATCCCAACACAGGACAACCACAATTTTACCGCATCAAAGAAATCACTCGTGCTGACCCCATTTTCATGCGTATCGTTGCCGATAAGCGTGGTGTGCGTGGGGGCAAGCAATACACGAGCCTGTTGGACAGGTCATTCCGCACAAGCGACAAGGATGAGAAATGTCCGAAAACAGGATTGCCCGTTGTTCCCATTCATTACATGAACCTCGCAGGTGTTGGTGCAGGACAGGTCTATACCGAAGGCGAAGTCATTCATTTGAGCAAATGGTCGCCCTCAAAATTGTATGGTCGCTCGCCCGTCGCTACACTATGGCGACAAGTGAACACGCTGATTGCGATGGACAATTATGTGTATTCGGCTTACCAAAAGAGGCGGATGCCGAGAGGTGTGATGGTGATTAAATCATCCAACCTTGAAACCGTTGAGCGAACCGCACGCAACATTCAGGAACACCTTGAGCGTGACCCACAATACATTCCTACGGTTGGTGTTGAAACAGAAACGGGTCGTGGGGGTCTTGAATATGTGCGTATGATGGACACCCTTGAAGAATTACAATATATCCCGATCAAAGACGACATTCGCCAACGCATTTCATCGTTTTACGGTGTGTCAAATGTGTTTATGAATGATGTGTCGGGCGGTGGCTTGAACAACGAAGGAATGCAAATTGTCGTCACCAATCGGGCTTTGGCTTCAAGTCAAAACCTGTATAACAATCGTCTATTCCCTCTATTGCTTGAAGCCCTTCAAATTAGCGAGTGGGAAATCACTCTCAATCCACATGAGGAAGAGGATGAAATCATGGCTATGCGAAGGGATGAAATGGCTATCCGCAACATGATGCAAATGAAGCAAGCGGGCTATGATGCTCAATTGCGTGATGACAATGGCTACCTTCACTTTGATTACAAAGAAGCACCACCGCCACCACCACAAGCAGGGCCACCGCCCGAAGGTGCGCCACCGCAACAAGGTGGGGGTGCGATGGCTAAATCCCACATTTTACCACCAACGATGGATGAAATTTGGAAACGGAATGTTGAGGATGACATTCACGGCTCTCGCCCCATACCTTCGGCTATGACAACCACTCATGGAACGGATTTGCGACCATTGAGAACACGAGGCAAATCACAATTGAATTTGCATTCACGGAGAAGTGGTGGCAAAAGCCCTGACCGTGTGAATCGCTTTGACGGAGAGCATCACATGAGCCAAACCGTTCAAGACAGGCGAAGCGAAAGAAGCCCTGCCGAATCCAATGTTGATGAAAAATTAAATAACCTCAATCGGAGGTTAGGTTTATGAAAACATTCATTTGTGTGAAGCGTGTGGGGAGGGTTGATTGAGATGACGGAAGGCTTTCTTGATTTTGGACTGATTACGAAAATGGATCCTATGGCAAGGCGTGCTTTAGCGAGCATGGAAGCCATGCAACAGGCAATCGCACACAACAATACCGATGATGTTGCCAAGCACATCAGTGAGGCAAAGAATGCTCTCGCTATTCTTGAGCGTGATTTGGATTTGCACAAGTCTTTCATGGCTACGGCACAGATTGCCAAAAGCGATGAGAGTGGTGTTCAAGGCGATGGGCGTGTTCTTGGTAATGTGTCGCAACACCGCAACACTGTCAGCGACTATGACGGCACTGAGGGGGCAACCGTTCTCGGAGTGTCCCGATATGGCCGTTCCTCAACCTTTTGGCGACCACAACAGGACTGATTCAAATGTATCGTGCTTCACCATCAATTGCTGACCGCATGAGAGTGGTCGCTTTGCGTGAGAGCATGATGTTGCGAAAACAGGATGGCGACCCAACAGGACAACAGGCACAGATGCCCGCACAGGTTTCACCTCCCGCACCCGCACCGACTCCACCTGAGTCAATGGGTGCGCCAACGCCAAAGGAAATGGATGCCCTCACTCAATCGGGCAAAGTGTATTCCTCAAGCAAAGAAGCCCTGTCCGATTTTGAGCAACGCCTCACCGATCTTGCCACCGACATTACAGCACACATTGGAACAATCGGCCAATCCCGATATTCCGAAAACCTTGACGGTGATACCGTTCTTGGACACGCTAACTCTATGATGGCTTTGCGAAGCCGTGTTGAGGACATTCGCAATATGTGCGAAGTTATTCGTTTGAAGGACTCCGCTATGGTTCAACACACACCGGGTGCTGAAATGGGCGGGGGTATGCCCGACTTATCCTCGTTGATGAATATGCCTTCACCCGGCCCTGCGGGAATGCCACCGGGCGGTATGCCGATGCCCGGACCAATGATGGGTGGTATGTGATGAGCGAGGAATTGTCCGTTGGAGAAGCAACCGCTGATTTGCTTAAGGAATTGGTTGCTGAGGTGAGAAGCCTTCGTGCCGAAGTCACCTCACTAAAATCCGAAAACGCCATGCTCACGAAGGCTATGGATGACCCCGCTACAATGATGCGAAAGGCAGGTTGGCTACGGGCCATCACCCCTATGGCTGATGAAGTCTATGACCCACTTAACAGGGAATTGGGCGATGGAGGTTCTTTCACCTCCGCCTTTAATTCAGGTGACGGTGCTATGATTGAGAAGCGTAGTGCCGATGAGGAATTGCGAATGTGGCAATCAATGGAGGCAGCGATGCCTCCAAAAGTTAGCCCTTCAAGCAGAAATTACAGGTGATGAAAATGCAACCACGATGGCACGAACCCGCAAAGACTCCACACGGAGAATTGTTCGCTTTGGTTAAGGAATTGGAAAAGGCGACTTTGGAAAAACCCCATTTGGCTGACCGTGACAAAGACGGCAAATTGTCGGGTTGGGAAAAGGCTGTTGGCAAGAAAATTGAAGCCTCCAAGAAAGGCAAAGAAACAGGCGACTACAAGTCTGATCGTGGCGATAAGAAAATCCCATTCAAAGAAGTCAAGAAAGGCGATGCCCCTGTTTCGTCATCAACGGGAGGAACGAACAAGCCTCGCCACAGCATGAAAACCCAAATGAATGTGGGCGGTGCATCAGCACCAAACCCGTTCATTTCGGATAAAATCAAGGATAAGGAAGAAGCCGATTCAAAGAAGGTCAAGAAAGAGGATTTGACTTCGGAAATCATCGCCAAATATCAACAAGAAAGTGGCGTTGAAAACATTTCACCGCAATTCATTGACTATTCGGGTGGAACGCCTGTTGAAGCAAAACCATATCAAACAAACGGCACTATTCCGTTTTACACAGAAAAAGCCCCCGCTTCGTCACCAATCAGTGAAACAGCGAAAATTTTTGCTTTTGCTAAGACGGGATATGACGAAAACGGAAGCACCCTGCACATGAATTTGGTTGATGGTGGCGACAGGAAAGGCGAGCCAAACCTCGCACCCATTGAGGATTCCTTAGCCACACTACACAAGATGGGTGGTGACTCAGGATTGCTCAATGAAATCGCATTCCTCATTGAGAAAATCGGTAATCACCAATGAGGTGATACCGTGAACCGTGAAGAATTCATTCGCATCCGAACCGATGCTTTGGTTTCTTTTCACACCAACCCTAATTTTGACTCCACGCTTTACCTCAAAGCGTGTGAGGAATTCTATGCTGACGGTAAAGCCATTGAGAAGGAGGATTCCGCACTCATGGCTATGATGCCAATGGCTACGGAACAACCGCCATACCGAATGCAGGATTTGGATAAACCAAGCATCCTTTCAAACCTCAATTTGCCCGATGGGTATGACGATTATGTTGCAGGACAACGGCGATTTAGCACAAATTACGCTGAGGATTGGCCGAAAGCGCATGAGGAAAATCCATTTGGCAAACGCCACCCGTTGTCTTGGGATAACTGTGTAATGCCTTTGCTACATGGTTCACAATGGGGCAACCCTCATTTCATTGAGCATTTGTTTGAAATGATCAAAGAGGATGAGGATGGACACAATATGCTTCACGCCATGCAGGAAATGGAGAGGCGTGACATTGTTCCCTTTGAATACGAGGATTTGCTTGGTCGCCCAAGCGAGAGCATGATGGACTTGTATCAACAAGACCGTAATGACCGCAATTCGTTTTTGAGCGATGAAGAATATCGTGAAATGAAGGCACGCCAATGGGGTGCAAATGTTCAACAGAAAGGGGGGATGATGGCGAAAAACACAAGCCGTCTTGGTTTGCTTTCATACCTGTTTGGGACTGAATGGCAAACCCCTGAGCAACGGCACGCTTTCATGGAATTGCTCAAGAAAATGGGGCAAACAGAAGGTGAAGAAAGCCCTGAAGCAAGGCGTATTGCTAACAATTTCAAAGCCGATGCGGGGCTATCATGGGATCGTGCAAAGCGTAATTGGTTTGAGCGCATGACTCCGCTTTCAAAATGGTGGGAACGGGCTTCACATCATCATGGGCCTGTGAGTCCTGAGCCTGTTCCTCAAGGTTTGAATCACTTCAAGTCACCGTTTGTGTTGAATGACGAAGGTGGGATTGAGCCATCACATACCCATCATCATTGGAGTCCGTATCAATTTTGGGGCGGTGTTGGTCGTGATGCCAATTCGTTGGTGTCGGCTCTCACTCAATCCTATCCCGCAGCGTTTGAGGGTTGGCTTGGTGAAGCACTAATGGGATATTTGACAGACCGAACCCATCCCCTAAACGACCAAGACGATTCGTTTCACGGAAGTGGTTCGTCATTTTTCCCACAGACCATCAATCACCCTGTTATGCAAAACCATCCACATAAATCAGCAATTGGGAGTGGTTGGGAAGCAGGATCGGAAAACCCCCGTGTGCGTTCATTCAACAGGCGAAGGGGTCTTTGGAATACCGTTGCCAATCAACAACACCTGCACCCAAGCGAAGTGGCAGGGAGTGGCAAGCGGATGATTATTCCCTCGTTGGCTCTCACTCAACAACCACTTGGGCGAATCATTTCATCCCATAGCGACATGGGTATGCCACGCATCGGCCCAACACGAGAGCGTCATCCCGGTGACGAACAATATCACACTTATCACAACGACCACTATGAAAAAATGGATGCCAATTTGGGTCAAGTCATGCAAGAAATGGCAAAAGAAGTCATGCAACGCTATGGCTCGGATGTATTCAGCACCAATGCACCAAATGAGAATGTGTTGGCGAATACCATCAGTCGTGGGAATGTTCAGCAATTGGCTCAGGCAGCGAATTATTACATGATGCGTGGGTCAAATCCGAACACCCGCACGCTCGCCCCTATGGTGCTTGGAGATGGGTTAGCACCAAAAGAAGTCAATGTTGGGCCTGTTCACCCAACAAGTGAAGCCACCACTCCGCCTGTATATTTGAGTGGTGACATGGATGCTTGGGGTCACAAAATGCCCGCAACATTGGCATGGAATTGGGATAAAGACGCAAACGGCATCCGCTTTGATGTCAAGGATAAGCCGTTTGATTCCCTGCAAAAAACAGTCCACGAAGGCCATTTGCAGATGATTGACCCCACTCACGCTGACCGCCCAATCGCACCAAAGCAAAAGGATGCACCTGCACTCTATGTCACAAACAACATGGGTCACATTCCCGCCATTAGTGGTGACTTGTTCAAAGCCGATGACTATGAACCAACAGGTGTTTTTGAAACGCCACTCGTTCCTGCCCACACAGTGTATAAATTGGATGACATTGAGGAATTGCGTGGCTTTTCAGGGGATTGGGTTGTTCAAAAGAAGCCCGAAGGGAAGCGTCTGTTTGTTGAAAAGAAGGGCAGCAAAATCACTGCTAAGGATAAGAAGGGCAAAGAAACCAAATTGCCTGACATTGTGAAAGAAGGTGTCCGTGAACAGATGGGCGACTTTGTGTTTGATGCTTTCTTGAAGGGCAAGCACCTGCGTGCTATGGATTTGTTGGTGCATCGTGGCGAGGATATTCACATGGATCCATTGGAGGACAGACTCCAAATCCTTCGCACCATGTATCACACGAATGACAACATATCATTCCCTATGCCTCTTGATACGAAATTTACCGACAAAGAGGGTTTGTTGAAAAATAGTGAGGCGATTGGTGGCGACCTGTGGATTCGTGACGCACAGTCCACCTTTGCTAAGGGCAAAGAGGCTCATCATTTGTGGGTGCTATACACTCCAAGTCAAGACGGTTTGACAAAAGGCACAACCCTGCCGTTTGTGTCAAACGATGGAGAAAACATTCTGTTGGAATATCCCGGTCATCGTTCACCGTTGGTGGTGAAAGGCGAGTGGGATGGCAACGCATTCAATGTGATGAGCATTGAACCAAACAGTCCTTTGGCACGACACGCAGAAAAACAGATTGGGGTTTGGGGTTCTGTTGGTGTTCACCTCCTAAAAATGGGTCAGCGGGAGTTATCCCTCTATCCACCACCATTCGTGACAAAGGACACCTTTACATTCACACGAGCCACTTTGGTTGAGCCAAATGGTGAAGAGGATAAGGTGGCGAGCATATTGAGCCATGCACGATCACACATCATCAGTGCTGACAAAGCGTTCTCAGCGGAGAGCCTTATTGACAAAATCAAGGGCTTGACTGAGAATATGCTTGAGCGATATGGTGCTGAATATGGCCTTGAAAGAACGGAAGAAGGCGAATGGTCGGTCAATGAAGCAATTGATGATGACACCATTGAAACCAAACAGGGAACAACGCTTGCGAGAATCAGCGGTTCACTATCAGGTGGGGGATGGGGTGGTGAAATGGATATGATGACTTCACCACGAGGGCCGACTTCTTTGGTTGATGACGAGGGCATACCCATGTTTGACCCCAACGGAATGGCTGATGAAACACCGTTGAATATGCCGAAGCACATATCCGTCAAGAGAACGGATAAGGTCGGCAACGAAATGGAAGGCGAATTGGATATTGAAGGTGGTCGTGCCGTGTTTAGAGTGCCACGCAAAACGAATGTGGAACAGGCCGAAGAAAAAGAAGTAATCGTTGAACAGGAAGGCGATGGCGAGCAAATGCCTATTATGTGAGCAACCAATCGCTTCATATAGGATAACCCGATTTTCCTTGTTCAATGAACACGGCAACATGGTCGGCTGTTGGACAAGACTTCATCCTGAAGTCCGACTCCAATGGGGACTTGGTTATTGCCGGGTATGCCTCCGTTGATATGGTGGACAAGCAGGGTGACAGAATCCCCGTTAGTGCATTGAAGAAGGCATTTGGGGGCTTTATGGACAACCCATCCTATCGTAATGTTCAATTGGCCCACAGCGGTATTCAAGTGGGTCAAGTGCTTCCTTCCTACACTGATAGTGAAGGGCGGGTTTGGAAATCCGAAGTGGATGATCACGGGCTATTCGTGGTTTGCCAAATCCGAAACGACATTGAAAAAGCCCGTGAAGTCCAAAAGCAAATTCGCAACGGCGAATTGCGAGCATTCTCCATTGGTGGACAAGCCTTGTTCCGAGTGAACAAGACGACTCCCGAACATGGAAGCCACAGGGAAATTACGGACATGGAATTGCACGAAATTACCCTGTGCAAAAAGGGAATCAATCCTGAATCCCGCTACACCCTATTGAAAATGGATGTGAACGAAATGACAGAAGAAACGAATGTTTTGACCGAAGTAAGAGATGCCCTTGCCCGAATCAGCAAGGGTTTAGAAATGGAAAAGAGCGCAAAGGTGTGCGGTTCATGCAACATGGCCGAGTGCGAGTGCGAAAAGGATGACTTGGGCAAAGCCGAGCAATCGGCTGTCGCCTACATTGACACCCTTGAAAAATTCGCACACGAGCAAGGTGTTGATTTGGATGGCCTACGAGGTCACTTTGGACTCGGCAAAGCCTACATGGTGGGCGTTGATGGTGAACATGGTTTCAACCACCGAGGACAAGGCGACCTTTACGGCAGTGGTGAGGATGCAACCCTCGCCCCACGACCTGCTCTCGGCAACGCTCGTGCCAACAAGTATGTCATCAAGAACGCACCACAGATGCAACACCCACAATCAAAGGGTGGAAATGTCATCAAGGGTGCTGACCTCTCCCCTGAGTCCCTTGAGCGTGGCTACCGAACCTACGCCTCAATCCGTGACGAAGAGGCTGTGAAGTCCCTTGTGGAGAAGGAGTGGAATGAACGCTACGAAGCCGAAACGCAACGAGCATTGGAAATCCACAAGTCCAAAGACTTCACTTCCCAAATCGCCTTCCTGAAGGCTGAAATTGACTCCCTCCGCACTGAGAACGCTGAAATCCAAAAGTCAGCCGTTCCTGTGCCTTCCGAGAACGCTGTGCGAGTGCCGACGCATGACGAATACGCAGCACTTGGAAATGGACTTGACGCATGGCGTGCTTTGGAAGAATTGGGCCATCGTTCAATGGTTGGAGGAAACCTTTGAGGTGATTGAAAATGAGTGGAAGTCAAGGATATATCCGAACAATTGAGGACATGGAACGCCTGTATTACGGTGCAGGTGCAGGACAGAACGCATGGGCTTACAGTGGCACTGACCTCTTGAAAGCCGATTCACCTCTCGCCTCTTCAACGAGTGGCACTTACCAAGCGATTTTTGGTCGCAAGGTTTGGTCGCAATTGAACCAAGAATTCAACGCTTTCAGCATTCTCCCCAAGAAGCCTTGGGAGAAGAGTGGATGGCGTGTCACCACCGCCAAGCCCGACTTCACGAAGGGTGGCGGTGTTCCTGAGAACGCAACCCTCCCTGAAACCACCAAGCCAACCTTCGCTGAGGTTAGCACGAAGCCAAAGACTGTGGCTCACACCTTTGACCTCACCGAAACCGCCATGTTCCTTGCTGACAAGGATGACGGTCTTGGTGATGCTCGTGCTGTCATCAAAATGGAAATGGCAAAGCACCACACTGAACACATCAACCAAATGCTGTTGAGTGACATTGATACCACCGCAGGAAACGACTTTGAGTCCCTTGACCGTATCACCTCCAATTCCTATGTGGAGGACTTCAACACCTTCACCGATGTGAGTGCTGAATCGGATCACAACATCTATTCGCTCTCTCGTGCAGGTCAAACCGCAGGGTCGGCTCAGTGGTATGACGCTCAAGTGGATGCAGGTGCATCAAGTGCCGAGCGTGCATTGTCCCTGAACATCCTTGACGGAATGTTCCGACAAGTGTGGGAAGCGGGCGGTCAGCCAAAGGTCATCCTTACGGGCTACGACACTCTTGAAACCATTCAGCAATTGCTACAACCTCAACAACGCTTCGTTGAAATGAAGCGTGTCGTGCCGGGTGTCAATGGTGTGAAGGGTGTTCCGGGCATTCAGGGTGGCTTCATGGTCGCTACCTACAACGGTGTCCCAATCATCCCCTCCAAAGATGTTCACAAGGAAACGGGCGGTTCTTCTCGCCTCTATTTCCTTGACACCGACTACCTGTGGTTCACCACCGCCAAGCCTACCCTTTACCACGAAAGCGGTATTGAAACGGGCGACCCATTCGGTATCAACCGCTTGGGGCAAATGGGAATGTTTCACACGATGGGCGAATTGATTTGTGCTTTCTTCAAGGCAAGCGGTAAAATCCGTGACTTGAGTTGAGGTTAAATAGGAGAAACAAGGAGGAATACACATGGCAAACACGAATTTGACAGGAACGGGCAGCGCAGTAGTAATGGATCAGCGAATGTGGTCGGGGTCGGACAACACCTCAACCGCATGGCTTCAATCCCCAATCGGTTCTAACGCCGCCGCAGGTGCTTTGCACTTGATGGTGGTTGATGTTGTTGTGACGGCAGCATCCACACCAACCGTTGTGGATTTGGCTGACGCTGACTCCGATGAAGGCTCGCCTGTGGCAATCACGGGTCTTGGAAACGGTGGAACGGTGCTTGAAGTGCTGAGTGTCACCAACCGAAGCGGTGGCAACGAATTGCCTACGCTTGTGCGTGCATCGGGAAGCACTGTTGCTTTCACCACCGCATCAGGAACAGCGGGCGACACCCACCGAGTGACCCTTTTGTATTACGCTTGATTGGGGGTCGTCTTTTGACGATTACCGTTCAATATGTGGGCGATAGACCCTATGTGGAATTCACCGAAGGTGGAGTGACATACGGATTCAGCCGTCAAAGCACTCGTGAGGACATCCCTCGCCACTTGGCTGAACGATTCAAGGGCGACAATTTCCCTCAATGGTCTGTAAAAGGTATTGATGAAGAAGTCGTTGCTGAAAAGACAAAGCGAATGGTTGAGGCTATTGAGCCAACCCCTGAGCCTGTTGTGGAAGAAGCACCACAAATCACGGAAGAATCGGAGTCCTTTGATGAAACATGGACAAAGGCAAAAATGGTTGAATGGTGTGAAGCAAACGGCGTTGAAATTGACGCTCGTGCAAACAAATCCACCATCATTGAAACCGTTAGAGCCTCCGCATCAAGCGGGGGTGACGAGTGATGGCTGAACACAAAGCCACGCTCTATGACGGTGAAGCACGATACGCAGGTCGCACTCGTGTCAATCGCCTCGTCTATGAATTCACTCAAGACGATTTGTCAGGCAACACTACGGTGACGGCTGATGTTTCGCTCAACGGTCAAGTGAACAACATTATCCTTGACGCAACCCGTAGCAAATTGACAACCAACACCAACACTCAAGTGCATGGTGGAACATTTCAATTGCTTTATGCTGATTTGGATGACGGTGCAGGATCGGCTTTGCCCCTATCCTATCACGAGCAAATTAGCAACCTTGACTACACCACCGCCTCCCCACGCCCCTACAAATTTCAAACGGCTGAGGGTGCGGCAATTCAGGCAGCACCCGCGCAACAAGCGAATGCTCTCGTTGTGCGTGCAGGTGTGAGTGGGCATTCATCCACCCCCGAAGCACCCAAGACTCTCAGTAGTGCAGGAACGGCTACATTGATTGATGAAGTCGCACCTTGGACAGGCATGGTTTGTGGTAAAGTGCAAATCAAATTGACGACAGGAACAGCGTGGGCTTCGGACACGGGTTCAATTTTTGTTGTCATCGTGTATAATTGAGAATATCGTTAAATATGACATAGTAATACGGAAGGGTGAGCGACATGGCTTTGACAGTGGTGCAATTAGGACGCAATCAAGTATCAGGAAGCAGGATTTCTGCTTCCCTCAAAATCACTCCTGATGATTCGTGGCTCGCTGCGGGCGAATCGCTTGACCTAACTCAATATGTTCCTGTCATTGAAACCGTCACCATTGACTCCGATAGTGGTGGCTTTGTGTGGAAATATGACCGAGCAAACAAAAAATTGCTCGCATACGGCAACCCTGCCGACCCAAATGTAGCAGTGGGTGCTTTGTCGGCAATCCCTGACTTAACAAACCTGTCGGCTCAAACAGTCTATATCACGGTGACAGGCACTCGTGCATGAGGTTCGCCCAACGGGGGTGAACCAAAATGGCACGAATGAAAGTCCAAGAAATTGACCTTGACACTTCAATTGATATTCAGCGAAGGCGCAAATTGCGTATGGCTGAAATCGCCAATGCTTCGGGTTCGTCATTTGATGAAAGCGAATCCCTATTCTCCAAGAAAAACATGGAGAAATTCTCCACCAACAAAAAGGTGGAAATTAAACGCAACGAGCGTAAAAACATTCAAAACATAGGTTCAGGCACACGGTGTCGTGGGTGCGGAACACTTTATTTCTGTTGGACACCCAAATGCGGTGTGTGCGGGGATGCGATGCACTTTAACATGGGTAGTCACATCATGGGTTAGGTGAGAGTCAATGCCACGCACATTTTCACCCGGCCATCGCCCCGATGCCCCTCTTTATCCTGATGATTTGGTCTATACCGATGTAGCCCATGTCGCTGACTTTCTTCAATTGCCGTTGCCCGATCCAACCGCACTTAGCGATGATTCGGTAATTGACGGTGCAAACATCAAATTCCCTATCAGCGGTGTGGATTATCGCAGGTGGGGTTATTCCGCTAATGACACGGTGTTGGTCTATGATGATGCTGACGCTCTCGGCAAAACCTACACCGTGACTTCAATCGCTTCGGTGGGGAGTGGTGGCAAAGTGTATGTCATCGCTACGGCTGAGGGGGCTGAGTCATTCACCACAGCCAACAACGCCTACATTCAACATCAGTCGGCTATCACAAACAGTAAAGAGCGAGGCATCAAAAAGAGCCATGTTGAAGAATTGATTCGCACCCGTCAAGACTACATTGACAAAGTGACACGAAACGCATGGCGACCACGCTTGGTGGCTGAGGAATATCAAAATTTCACTACATTCAAGCCATACCGAAGGCGATATTACACGGATTATGTGGGTGCTATTTTCCTACAAAACGGCAACATTCAACGCATTCTCAAAATGGGTGCGTGGCAGGGCGACTATTATCGTGAAATGGCGGCGGCACGAATTGGGTTGCAGGTCAGCGACCACACCCTCGTGTCAGGCGAATCCATCGTCCTGTGTCCCGGTGCTAACGGTGTGGCTACGCTAACCGAAGGTTCGGATGCACAGACGAAATGGAGGGGGGATTTTGATCACAAATCCGCTGCCGAGAACATTGGTGCGCTTGTGAACAAAGACCCCGAATTCAAGAAATCGGCAATTCAAATTGGCTCACTAACGGCTGAGAATAGGGAGAGTGCGAGCGCGGCGTTGAATGTCCATGACGAATTCTTGGCTATTGCCAATAGCGACAACGGTGACGGTGTAGTGGAAATTTCATCCATGCGTAGCACCGAAGGTGGTGCAAACGCTACAATTGCCGTGACTCACAACACAGCCCTCACCTATGACAGCAACAAATACAACGAGCATACCGCTACGGTGACGAGCGTGACGGGTTCACCTGCCACTTCGTTCACGGTGGATAGTGCGGGCGGTTTCGTCAAGAGTCATGCGTTGGTGTTCATCAAAAGCGGAACAACCAACCGTATCGCTCTTTGCACCCTTTCAGGCACGACTTTCACCATTGTCAGCGACCAACAAAACGACTTTGACGGCAATATCGCTGAGGATGATGTTATCCATCAAGTGTCATTCAAATGTGACATTACAGACGAAGAACGCCAAAAATCATGGTGGTCTGTTGAGGAAAACGGTATGGTTGCCTTCAACAACGAATACCCGTTCTTTGAGAACCATTCCCTACGCTGTGCCTACATTTACGGCAACAGGTATGTGGATAAATCCATTCAAGAGGCTTGCACCAAATTGGTCGTCATGGATATTTTGATGAGTGATGATTACAGCGTTATGTTCCCCGAAGGCACGCAAAACATTGATATTTCACAGAAGCATCAAAAATTAGAAGCGGAAGTGTCCAAATTGCTCGTGCCGTTTCAAGAAAGCATCATTGTAGCGGGAATGGGAGGCTGATAACATGATTGAAAAAGCACCACAACGACAAGTGACACCAAAAGGAAGAATCATTGATCATTGTGCTGATTGCGGCAAATACGGCAGGATTGAAAGCAACACATCGGGCCGTGACCTGTGTGGCACTTGTAATGTCAAAGCGAAGGCAACGGATGCAGGAATGGATGCGATGAAGGAGTGAGGTGCTTGGAAGGAGTCATCAAAATGTTTCAGCGAATGCACGAAGCAAGCAAGGAATTGCAGCGTGCATTGATGGATGAAGCGGAGAATGGCGAAGCACACCTTGAACGCATGGCTGAATATGAAAAAAGAACATACCAAGAGGATGGGATTGAGTTATCCGATGAGGATTTGGCTAAAATCATGCAAACGCATAAGGAGTCCAACCCATTCGCTTCAAATAGGGCGAGTGCTTTAGCACGATTCACGGAGGCGATGAGGGGTGAGTGACGCAATTGCTACGGTGGTTTCGTTGCTTGACCGCAATTGGAATGTGTCGCCTAAGCCATCCATTTTGGATATTGCCAATGTGGATGTTGGCGAAGGCAAAAGGACACGCCTTCAAGACCACGACATTATCCGTATTTTTGAAACGGCTCACAACGAAGCCCAACCTGAATTGTTCTTTGATTTTGTCAATGAACACATTAACCTCACCATTGACATTCGCACCGTGAAAAGCCGTGAGCGTTTGTCAGCCCTTCGTGACGAAGTGCGGAGGATTCTTCACTCAAATCGCAAAGGCGATGGGGTTAATTTTGACCGACTCATTTTCAAGACAAGAACAGACTTGTCAGATCGTAGCAAACGAATGTTTCGCTACACAATGCAAGCGGAGGTCGTCACCTTCGCCCAAGCCTTACCGACAGTAGCGTGATGAAAAATGGCAGTAAATCAAGTGTATAAGGGTGATTTGGTTGAGGTGTCAATGGCTAAGGAAACGGGTTTCTTTGGACAAGGCGACAATGCTTCAACGGGATGGGCTACCGCAAACGGCTCAACCGACAATTCAAGTGTCATTACGATTGGGTCAAATGTCTATTGGTATCAAGAAGTCCCCAAGAATATGCTTGTGGGTGCAACCCTTCGCATTTATTCATCGGGTGGTTCAAACGCCTTAACTGCTGATGATTTTGCTTCAACCCGCAGGTCGTATTACATCACAGCAAACACCGACACCACCATCACCATTTCACCACGCCTCGCCACTACGGGTGCTATCACGGCAAACACGGGTGATTATTTCATCATTGATTCGGCACGCATTCCGACAATGGATGCTGAAATGACCTACGCTACGCCTGATGACAGAATCAAAGCAGATCAATTCTTGGGTTTGCTCAATTCATTCGCTCTCCCTGAACCCGAAGTGGATGTGCGAAAGCAACACATTGTCGGCATGGGTCGTGATGTGAACATTCTCACGAGTGGTCGTGAAATGCTTCAAGGTGGGTCGTTTGACACAAACGCCCACAGTCTGCGTTGGCTACGCTACGGGCTTGGTGGACACACGGCTCTTGGTTGGGGTGAATTGTCAAATGTCACGGCGGCTGATACCGTTTTGACCGAATTGCCCTTAAACATCAATTACGGTGCTTCGGCTTCGTTTCAAGCACAGCAATACGGAAGTGCGAACACCGATGCTGTGACAGGTGTGGACTCAGGCACAGGGGCGGTGGGCATAGGTTCAAACATTGATCTAAATGCTGATGCTTTGCTTGGTGCAAGAAGTGCGGGAACAGGAACGGGTTCAACAATTAACCTAACATCTTCAACATATGCTCAAACTCACGAAAATGCAGGGGCAACGGGAGGTGTTTTCAAAACGCTTTCATCGGATGGTCTTTCAATGCTTTACGGGTCTTATACGAGTGCATCAACAACCACCCTGTCGGGCTGTGCTACGATTAGCACCGCTGACGCTGTGACGAGAGCAAACCAAACCAATGCTGTGGTTTATATTCTCGCTAAATTGGAAGCCGACATCGCACACGGTGACATTCGTGTGGATGTCGGATCAACGATTGCAGGGCGTTTTAGCGTGGGCGAATACATTCAAATCGTGGACAAAGACACCATCCAAATTCCCGGTGCTGATGATGAATTGCCTACCATCAACAAACATGAAATCCGCAGGGTCATCGCTATTGACGGTGCGTATGTGTATGTTGAAGAACCATTTTGCCTCACTCACACCGCTACATCCTGCGGCATTGACCGCATCATTTTCACCTACGATTCAACACAAGGCGCAACACGAAGAGGAAGCCCCGCTATCCTCGCCACCACCAACGAATTGCGATATGGCATCACTCACACCTTCTATGGAAACAGCAGTGTCCCAACCTTCGCTATTGAACAATCATTCCGAAAGAGCGATGCTACACCCGGCTCGGAACACCTATTGCGTGTGTTCTCAGGGTGCAAGGTGAACAGCGTGACCTGTTCGGCTGACACCGAAGGTGAAGTCAAATTGAATGGCGAATACGAAGCCACCCGTATGTTCACCGACACGGAGTCACGCTTTGTCACGCCTCACCGACTGTTTGAGAACACCGCCAACACCAATATCAAGCGAAGGGTGTCGGGTATTGCCGTGAACGGTGAAAAACCCTATTTGTTTCAACACATCATTTTCAGTGCCTTTGGCGCACCTGTGGTTCGTGCTACGCAATTGGAATTCAGCGTGAACAACACCAACACGGCTCGCTATTACATTCGTGGAACAGACGGCACATACGCATCCACCGATCAAGTGTCGGAGGCGGCGGTCAATTACGCCACTGAAATCACCGAAGCACAGCGAGAATACACCTTCAAATTCAACGCATTGGTGGAGGACAACCGCTTCTTTGAGCAATTGCGACAGCGAAAGCACTTCTTGAACACCAACGACATTACGATTGTGTTGAGCAAACCGGGTTCGGCAAGCAACCGTCAAAAAGCGACCATTACGATTGAGGACTACACGGTATTGAAGGCTGAAATGCCCATCCCTGATGACAAAGGCCCGGTCACAGCAAATGTGGAGTTGGCGGTGCGACATCTTAAAGTGGAAGAAACAAATCCATATCCAATTCTGTGAAAAGGATTATATGCGACAAATGTGAGGGTTGATACAGATGGTAAGGCTAACAGGGTATGTGATTATTGACGGGCGAAAGACTTCTCTTGATTGGACTGTCATGCCTGATGGTGTGATTGTCAGCGCAGGGAATTTGTCCCCGTTAAATGTGGAGGCAACGGTGAATATCACCCCTCCCGCACCACCTGTCCCTGAACCACTATCCACGCCCGCACCTGTTGAAGAAACACCCACCGACTATGAGTCAATGAACAAGACTGAATTGATGACACTTTGTAGTCAGCGTGGGCTTTCAACCACAGGCACGAAGGCTGAGTTAATCGCTCGCCTTGAGGCTGACGATAGCGGTGAAGCCGAAGCCGTCAGTGAAGGTGAAACAGATGAAGAAAGCCAACCCCAATGATTTGGTCGCATCAACAGACGCAACAGAACACACGATTGACACCCCATTCGGTGAAATGACCGTATGGGTTAAGGATCTGTCGTGGATTGACAGGCAAAACGCCCTCACTAAATTCGTTTCATTGAAGCAGGGTGAGGATGGCACACCTCAGCCAAGCATTGATTTCGGTGGCTTTTGGAAATTCTTGCTCGTGAATTGCATTGAGAGGACTGAACCCGAATTGTCAAAGAGCCAATTGCTCAACATCCGACCTGAAGTCGGTCAAGAATTGGCGAAAATCCTGCCCTCGTTTGATTCGCTCACCGAAAGCATGAGCAACCCATCAGGCCCTTTGGAATAACCCTTGACGATGTTCGTGCCTTTACAACATGGAACGGAGAGGGTGAAATCCCTGTATCTCAGCACAAATTGCCTGTGTTGATTAACCAAATGCCCGTTTTCTTTTTGGGTCGCTTCTTCAATTGCTCGCCTCATCAATGGGATGGGTTGCCTCCTGAGCGTGTGATTTTGGACTATTACACGATGGTCGCATTCAAGGAAATAGAGGCAAAAGAAATGGACAAATTGAAGCGTGAGAACGCTGTGGGTCAAACGAAGGGGAGGTCTGTCAAGACCACAAGCGACATAGACTTCTTTGAACGGATGAATGCGGGGATGAAGTGATGGCGGGGGGAAACAAGCAAATCATGGGCATGGATGCCGCCCTTCTTGATGTCATTCAAACCCTCAACAAATACCAAGACCAAATCATCCGTTTGCCCAATCAACACCAAATGCTTCTCAAGACTTTAGGGCCGATTTACAAAACCTACACCAAAGTCCAAATGGCGACGGATAGCGTGACAGGTTCGTTTAAGCGACAAACGAAAACGGGGGGCGTTCTCACTAAAGCCCTCAAGGGTTTGGCTATTCCGCTGACATTGGTTCTTGGTTTGTTCAAGGGCTTGACGATGGCGATTTTTCCCATCGTCGGCATGGTGATGGCGATTCTTGGGGTGATGATGCTCTTTACCGCTGCGTTGGATCAAGGAGGCGGTTCACTTCGCGCTTGGTTGGAGGAAATGCCGATCATCAGCACCGTATTTGGTGCTGTCCAAACCGCTGTTGATGTCTTGAAAGGCGTGTTAAGTGGTGAAGGTGGCGGTGGCTTGTTTGCACCCGTGTTTGAAAACGGACAAAAAATCATTGACGAATTGTTGGCTCTATGGGAAACGCTGACTACGAGCGTTTCTATGCCCTTCAATGCTGAGGAAATTTTTGGCGGGATAATGACAACATTGGGCATCCTGTTCACAATCATATCCGAAGGTGTATTGACAAGCGTGACGCTCGTGACTTCACTTTACACGGCTTTGGCTGAATCAGGGGCAATTCAAACGGTCATTGATGGCATTTCATCTATTTTCACGGCACTTGGAACGCTATGGGGTTTTATCACCGCACTATTTGGGGATTCGGCAATCAGCGATTTCTTTCAAAGCATCCGTGATTTGTGGCAATTCTTGGTGGATTGGTTGCAGAATTCGGGGATTTTTGAATTCATAGGAAACATCATCGCACTTGTGTTTGAAATTGTTTCAACCATCATTGTTGTGACGGGCGTGATTATTGCCGTAGTGATGAAAATTATCCAAGTGCTATGGCCCTTCATCGCACCGTATGCAAAAATGGTGGTTTCATGGTGGGGTATCATTCTTGCTGTTGTTATGGGTGTGGTGAACACCGTCATCAAGGTTATTCGTGCTGCATTGGCTCTTTTGCGAGGGGATTTGGATGGCGCAGCGAAAATTTTCAAGTCCATAGGTGACACATGGAAAGGCGTTTGGGAAGGAATCAAAGGTCATTTCGCAAAAATTGTTGATGCCATTATGGACTATCTTCAACCAATCATTGATGCCATTGATATGGTGGTCGGTGGCATCAGCAGTGTTGCGGGTGGTATCGGTGGTGCTGTTGGCGGTTTGCTTGGCTTCTCCGATGGCGGTGTTGCCAAAGGGCCGACTTCAGGCTATCCCGTAGCCCTACACGGAACAGAAGCCGTTGTGCCTCTCCCTGACGGGCGTTCAATCCCTGTCACCATTGAAGGCATGAGTGGTGGTGGAGGCACGAATAATGTCAATATCACCCTCAATGGTGCGAGTGGCGATCCTCAAAAATTGGCGAGAGCCATAAGTGATGAGGTGTCAAAGGCGTTTAGAAGCCGAAGCCGTAGTGGTGGATTTAGCAGGGGTGTTTGATTATGCCAATGATTCAATTGATTAGGCGTGACGGTAAAATCATTGAATTGGAAGCAACCTCCGTTGCCTTTGATGTGCTTCGTGGTGTTCAAGTGTGGCCCATTCCGATTGCAGGTGTGCGTGCAGCGTTTGACATGAATGACAACCGATTCAGCATTGGCATCAAAGGCATTCTCACCGATGATAATGTGGCATCAAGTGCGGTTGGTGCTACGGCTGTCCTTGATTTATCACGAGCCACAGGGCTTTACGACTCTTGGTTCAAGCAACAACAGGCTCAAGGAAGAAACACAATGAACGCCATCACAGATGCGTTGCATGGCAAAGAATTCGTTTTTAAATCGTCAGGTCAAGTGACGGCTGATTTGGGAGAGAACATTACCCTGCGGTTTTATCAAACGGGTGTGCCTTCGGCTACGGTTGCCACGAAAAGCATCATCCCGGTTTATGTTCCTGCGAGCCTCGCCAACACAGAAGAAATCGCTGATGCAATTGTCACAGCACTAAACGGTGCATCAGTCAAAGTCAATGCGGCCACAACCGCCATCACGGATATTTTCACCATATCACAAAGTGCGGGCGATAAGGTGAACAGTGGTTCACATCAAGGGGTCGGCACTTTGACAGGGGAAAGGGTGACACTCACCAACATTATCAAGAGTGCTGACGGCAATACACCATTGACGAAACAGGGTGATTTGGTCGTTAGTGGGAACGCTGATTGGTCGCATTCTTTCTTCTCATCCGCCTCGTTTGTTAATGGGGTGTCGGGTGTTCGCATGACACGGGGTGACAAGGTGCAGGATTTGCTCAACATGACCGTGAACGCATCAGCGGGTGGTGGTCTTATCAACCCACAGTCATTCACAGGCGATTTGATTGAAATGCCTGATTCGCTCGCTTCGTTTGATGTGGGCAAATTGCTTCGCATTGATCAAGCGGAGTCCGTGAAGAAATATATCGTTGGGTTGCGAATCCCATACGAATCGCTGATTTCATCCAATGTGGATATGCGAGAATTGCGTCAATTCGTCATTCCGACAGGGCCGGGAACAGACTTCTCGGCTGTCAAAAACACGGGTGCATTTGACCCCGTTGATAACATTTCAGGGGAAATTGTTCGCCCCAACCCGTATCTTCGTCAAGGTGTCGCCATCAGCGGTGTCGTTCAAAAATTCACGGCAACCTACGAAGCGGGCGATTCTGTTTGGAATTACGACTTGGAATTTGCGGCAGCGGAACAATTGTTGGGGATTTGATATGCCTCTCCGCAAGGTCTATTCAAAAGCCGTGAGGCTAAATGGCTATACCGATGGGATGGTTGTGCCTACGGGTGCGTTCCGTGAAAGCGGTGTTGATTTATTCCCAAACAGCCACAGTGAAAAGACAGGGGCAACCAACAAAGTGTCGGTCTATGAGAGCGATGAGCCGAAAATAGGCAGACGGCATTTCCCAATGGAAAACAACGGACTCAACAACCTCATCGGTGCATTCACCATTGAGGCGTTTGTCATTCCCGATCACGGTGGCGTTATTGTTCGCAAACCAAACGCATTCACACTCAAAGTGGGCGAGCCATTTCAACCCGCACCTGTGGTGTTTGATGTTGAAACACGGACAACGAGTGAAAGACTTAGCACCGATTTCAATGTCCCAACGGAACAGGTATCGTGGGGGACATATACCGATGGACAATCAAAGCCTCACGATTTAGCACTGTCCTCTCGTGAATTGGTTTATGTCAATGCTCAATTCACCTCCAAGAAAATGTCAATTTTCATCAACGGCAACCTCGCCGCCGAACAGGACTTTGGTGGTGATGAACGGCTCATCAAAGCAGGTTCATCCGACTTGTTCATTGGTGGTGAAGGAGGGGAATATCGGGGGGTTATTGAAAGCGTGCGAATAAGCAGGGGTGCAATTGACCCAATCGTGAAGCCCTTGACAGCAACGCCCGACACGGTGGGGCTTTGGGATTTTGAGGATGAGGATGACATACCACAATTGTATTTCTTCAACAACAAGAACCCCGCCCATCCGCATCAAGGTAAAGACGGTGTGGGCAAACACACAGACGGCTTGATGCCCATACCGATGGTGTGCATTGGCTACGATTTTACAAACATTGATCCGGGTGGTGCTGTCACCACAGCGAGTGGACATCCGCTTAACTTGGCGAGTGGCTACAAATACGGATATTTTCGCATCCGTGACTTCCCTGACAGCGTTATTGCGGGCGTTGAGGACAGGGCTACGGCTTTGGAAATGCTCGCATCGCACATTCTTTCTGTCCCAATCAATGAATTGCCGTTTCAATCATGGTGGGATAGTGGGCTGTTGGACATTTCATCAACCATCACCAACGCCACCTATCACTCCGATGGCATCCCCGTATCAAACCTCAACGCCATCGTCAATGCGTCAGGCACTAATCCTGTGACGGGTGGGAGTGTTTCGCCATTCTCGTATTATCGTGAGAGCGATACCGCCCCCTATTCACCCGAAGGCGGAATTAACCTTGACCCAATGGCAAACCCAATTGAGCGTATGCGTATTGTTGCTATTGACTTTCAGGGCAACAATTCGTTGGGCCGACCCCCTTGTGTTGTAGTGCAATCCACCATGCTGTCGGGTGATACGGCTGAACCAACCACACAGGGATTTTTGTTTGAGCATTCGGACAATACGCCTGTTTGGTTCACACTCGGCAACGGTGATTTGGTGATTGACCCCGGCAAACAGGGAAGCCGACCAAAAGGACAAATGACTCGTGCGCGATTCAGTCAAAATCAACGCTTCACAGACCGCACAGGTTTGGGCAACGATGCCTATTGGATTTCACGCAAGGCTCGTTTGACTGATGAAATGAAAAACAAATTGCACACGGTTTCGGGGACACAGGCTGACATTGAACCGCCTCACGGCAACGATTTGTTGGTTTGGCTTGATGCCAATGACAAAAGCCAATTGTTGCGTGATGACGCAACGGCTGTTGTCACCAACGATGAATTTGTATTTTGGTGGAAAAACAAAGCACGAGGTGGCCCAACCACGAGTGCAGGAACGAATTATCACTTTTATTCGTGGGGCAACGGGTGGCGTTGGAAAGAGAATTGCGGGAGTGCGAATAACCGTTCAGGCTTGGTTGCTGTGAGCATCAGCGAAGTCGTTCAAAACCCAAGTGGCCCGTATATGTGGCCGGGTGGCACGCCAACCATTCAATCGGGTGTCATTATCCCCGACTATCCAACAGGCGTGACATATTACAAGGGGTCGTCGTGGGTGAACGGCTTTGGAAACACAGGGACTTCAAGAATCAACCATCACGCATCAATCACTTCAAAGGCAATTGGTGCTGATCATCCAAGTGTTCTCTATTCGGGAGGGCCAAGCATGACTAATGGCGACCACTCATTCTATTTCGTGGTGACACCATCAGCATACGGGAGTGACCCATTGGGCTTGATTCACTCCGAGTCAAATGACGGACTCGTTATCCGTTTGAACAATGGTTCATCACAAATGACCGCTGACAGTGACACCGCATCACTCGTCACTCACGGTTCGTCACCAACCGCAGGAACGCCTGTTTTGGTTGCCGTTAGGACAAAGCAATCGGCATCATTGACAATTGATATGCTTGTGCGGTCAGATCGTGGTGCTTCAAGTGACACATCCAATGCGTATTGGAATCCGACACCCGCTATCATTTTTGATGACACCGCCGCCCAAACGGGTGGGGTTGAATTGTTTGGTGAAATGACTTCAAGCGGTGCGGGGACAAACGCCATCAACAACATGGCTCAAAACGGCTTCATTGTCCATGAAGTGCTTATTTATCCAAAGCACCTAAGCACCTCCGAGCATGACGATGTTGTGCAGTGGTTTGAGGACAGGTATGGGGTGTGATGAATGACTGAATTGACAGAACCACTCATCCTCACAGCCATCGCCACCGATTCGGCAACAGCGACTACGGAATTGACGAATGCCGTGAACAATTTGGCTCAGGGTGGGCCGATTACGCTCGTGCCGATTCTTCCCGGCTATTCAGGCCCACCAATTGAAATTTTTCAAAATGATGCAGCGATTTCGGCTTATCACACAATCCGTTGGCTTGTGACAAAGGGGTTAGCGACAGGTGCAGCATTACAAGCCTCTATGTTGGCGAATTTCGGTTCTAACATTCTCGCCCCACCCCAACCACCATCGCACACAGTCAGCGATTTGGATGATTATTTCATTCTCAATGCAAATGGTGGCTCAACCATTCTTTCATCGGGCGATATTACCGATGCGTTCAACGGTGTGCCATCCATCACAATTCTCGGAAGTGGCAACCCACCTGCAACGGGTGATGAATTTGCATCGGTATCGGGTAATGTGATTGAGCCAACGGCGGATATTGCGGGTATGTGTGGTTTGACAACCTACAATCGTGTGGAGGGTCACTTCTTCTTGAAGCAATTGCCTCAACCGAAAATTGAGTCCGTCAAGCGCACTGTTCAAGGGTTAGCCGACCAATTTGAAAGCCAATATGAAGATCCGTATGCGAAAACATTGGTGACTCAAAATGAAAAAATCAAAGTGACCGAGCGTGTGTTTGTTGGCGAAGCACTGAATGTGCAAACCTCATCACGAGTCAGCACATATACAACAGTCAGCACGAGCATCGTTAAGCACGCTATTGTCGCTCAAGGTGGCAATTCTTTCATTGACACGACCTATGGGAATGTAGTGTCATCGTCACAGGACACGATGGTGGCTATCGCTGTGGAGGACATTCGCCCGTTCTCATTGAAAGGCTTGGACACCGATGAGGATGCTTTGTTTGACATGATTGACCCAACCAAGCCAACCAACGAAAATTATGTTCGCCATGTCACTCCTGAGAAGGAGAGCCGAATCGCTGTATTGGAAACCCCTCAAGCCCTGCGTGATGCAGGAGGGCCACCGCAAATCCTCATCTATTACAACGCCATTGATCCAACGGGTGAATTGGTTGCAGGTTGGAAAGGCAACAATTCGTGGTTCACCCCCGCATCCCATGCTCAAACATACCGAAACGACATTGACGGCATTAACACCATGTCAAAGAAAGGTTGGTTGGTTGTTGAAAAAACCATGCCCGACACCAACACGGTGTTTGTTGATAACTCCAATGGCTATCCTGTGTATCGGTCTATTTTGGATTGGATTAGGCGACCCTACACAGCCAACCAATTCGGTTCACCACCCACATGGGATGCTCTCACCCTGCACGCACCGGGTGGACTCATCACTATACCCTCAAAGGATTTTCAATCGGGTTTAACCAACCACTCGTTGCGAGCAAATCCCACAGGAGATTTGGCAATTTCGCCATTTGTCAATGTTGAAAATTGCGCTCACACTATTATCCAAGAAACGATTGCGGGCAACCGCATCCGTGACGATGGTTATGGTTCTCCAATTGCTATCAGCAATACACGCTCAATCACTGACAAAAACGACAGCATTTATCACACCGTCACCATTCAATCATCAAACAAAAACAAAGACATAATCACCGACAATGACAACCCATTCATGCAACCTGTCAATTATGAACAATTTGACATCATTGATAACATCCTTGAGGCTGACCGTCATTTGTTGTTAATCCATCCGTCAAACAGGAACAGAACAAAGACCCTCAACACCATTTACACTCAGCAAAACGGAGTCAATTCATATCACAATTGCACAATTGAAATGACCTTAATGCGAGGGCGTGTTGAGGAAATCAATCCTGTGAGTGGCGATATGTCAAGTGGGGGTGTAGCCCTTCGTGGTCGTTCACAATTGATTGACATAACCGACAAAATCAGCGAAAGGGATTTTGATCTGAATGAAGGTTTCCCAATCAAAGAAATCGGTGATTTGGGATCGCCAACCGTGAGCATCACGCTTGGTGGTTTGGGTCAAGGCGGTATTGATGTCGCCCCTGTGCGAACAGAACACAGCAAATTGCCTGTGTGGAAGGATAAGGTGATTGGGACAAACAATCCATCAGTGCGAAACGACAGGCAAACCTCCACCTATTACGCATCAACGAGGGCATTGGTTGAATTGCCGTTGTTTCCCTCAATGTTCTATGACATTGAGCAAATTTTGCCTGAGAGCGAATACCGAAGGAGTCCATTACCAAGTGACAAGTCAATGGAAATCGTTGTTGATTGCACCATGTCGGCTGTCAATCGCCCACAGATGCAAAATTATGAGAATCGGTGGGCAATTGATTGGGGGTTGCGAGGGGAGGTTTCATCCTTCAAAGTCCACAATTACAACATGGTTGCGGGGCGAACAATCATCCGTTTCATGCGGGAAAACGCAGCATCGTATTTGAAATTGGGAACATATTCAGGCGGAGAAACCACCGCCACAGGAGGTTCTGCCTACACGGATGCCTACATTGAGGTTGATGATGTTCAACCGTTTATCCAAGAAAGCGGTATTGTTGTTCCGTCTTTTAACACCACAAGCACAGGTGTGTTAATCAATGCTCTCGTTGGCTATCCCATCGGTCAAACGAGCCTTACGGTTGATACGGTTGATGCCACCATCAAATTCAAACCCGGTGACGAAGTGTATAACCACAACACAGGTTCACTTCTTGGCGTTGTGGCGAGCGTGGCAACAACAAACATTACGCTCAAAACAGGCATACCCGAAGCATTGGTGAATAATACACCGTTGGGTTCACCGTATTGGTCGTTTGGGTCAGCGGGTGCAACACCAAACGATAACAACGGATTCGCTGTCACGGTTGGAGAAGGCGTGATAAACGACACAGGCGGAATTCGTGTTCGTGTGTATAAAGTGTCAATTGAAGGATTGAATCACCGCTTATATTTTGATTCGTGGCACGATTGGGCTGACAAAAATGCAACATTGAGTGAAGTGCAAGACCAATTTATTATTGGTTTGCCCGTTGTCATGGGCTGTTGGCTATCGGATGATGATTTTCATTACAACGGCACAGTCAAGGCACTCACGGGCTTCTCCGCTACGGTTGGAACAAGCAATAGCACGATGGCTCAAGCGTTCATTGACCCAATGCGCTATGCGTTGTGTTTGGGGCGTTCAACATCAGCCAATCCTACACTATCAAAAACAGCAATTTGCATTGACCCAACAGACGATTCACGATTGTTCATCAACAAAGGGCCAACGATGGAAGGCTTCTCTTTTGATCCGAGCAACCATTTGTTTGGTGATGACGACTTCCCGCTTCAACCGCCCGTTGAATGCCGAACAGGTCATTTTGCACTAAAAGGCAAGCGTAATGATGATGTTTTAGACCATGTTCGCCCACTCCATATAAACCTTGGAACGGTTGCCAATTCAAAAAATGTCAGCAATTTCAAAGAAGGTGTCAATGAAATCATCCGACTCATCAATCAAGCAGGTCATCCCAATGCAAAGAACACCAACGGTGGAAGTGGCTTTAATCCACCACAATTATTCACCGAAACCAATGGGACAGAAACAGTGTCAAGTCTTGACACAGGAACACACATGGGGTATGTGCGTGCATTTATCGGACAAGAAGTGGAGAGCCGTGATGGAGAAGCGGGCATATCTATTGTTATACACAGCACTGTTCCGGGCGCAACAGGTCGCAATTTCGCCCTATGGCTTCACAACAATAGCCCTTATCCATATCGCCCTATTCAAGCAATAGGACACGGTGGACTGTTGGCTACAAACAGTCGGTCATATCAGGCTTCATCCTTTGCTGCCCCTTTGCCGTTGGGCATGGATGGTGAAACACACATTCCGATCACCACATTTCAGGGCGGTGTTCACGGGCGGGTGGAGGATGGTGGCGGTAATTTGCGAACCTACAACGGAATCGGAAGCGAATTCATCATCAAATCGGTCAAAAATGCTCGTCAAAAGAATGGTGACTTTTGGCCTGTTTATGACACAAATTCATTCCCGCATATTGCCGTTGAAAGAAAGGCATTGGATGCTATCAACCGTTTATCACAAAACACCTCATCTTCAAATCCGGGTTATATTGTTGTTGATGATGCTTTGATAGGGACTTTTGAAAATATCGTGGCGAACATTGGGGCAACACAGTGTCGTGTAAATGGAGTCGGTGCGTGTTGTTTCTTGGGAACGGTAAAACCTCTTGATGACGACTTGACAAAGAAGTGGACTGAATTGTTTGTGGATCGTGATGGCAATAGCAAAGAGGCGGTCATCAAAATCGTTTATCCTTTGCCTGATGCACACGGTATTCTCTTCTTTGGTGGTGGACACACGGGAACGGTCTTTGACATCAGCGATGGAACGGACAACGACTATTCCGATTTTTACACTCACCACTATTCGCAAGGCCCAACGGGGTATAGTGGCTTTCAAAATCTCCAAGAGGTTCAAACATCCGCTGCGGTGTTGGATTTCACTAAATTGAAGAATAGCGATACCGTCAAAGAAAACACATATCGTGGATTGCATGGTAAATACACCCTCGTTTCATCGGGCGTTGCTGACAATTTAGCACACACGATGGACAACGATTGCTTGTTCTATGCACGCTTGAATGAAAGTGGGCTATTTAGCACGAATCACGGAACAGATGGGAAAGAATTGGTTCTTGAAACCCTCTTTGGTCGCAAATTGCTCGCCTACGGCAATTTTTCAGCATCGGCTATTGATGCTTCGGATGCACCTATCACCGTTGATCCTGAATCAAAGGGACTTGATTTAGCAACAGCAAACAACGCCGCCATATCCCTTCACAAACAATCCGCAGGGATGGGTCAAGACCCACAATTGCGTGTTCCCATCATTGATGCCGTCAATGACGATTGGTCGGTGTCATTTTTGTTCTCGGCTAAACCCAACACAGGCTCATGGACAAGCGAAGCCTATGGGAATGGCCCTGTCATTCAGGGTATTGACACAAACAACGGGACATTTGGCGTGGGCATTGAAACCAAAGAAAATGCGATGATGCCAAACATGATGGATGTCATCATTTTGGTGAGAACGGCACAGTCTTTGGGGACACAATCCGATTACAGAATCACCCTTCTCGCACCCTTGCCCAAAGACGCATGGCATCATGTTGTAGTGGCGAGAACAGGAACATACCCATCCGCTTCTGTGTTTGTAAATGGCGTTCAAGAATTGAGTGCTTCATCATCAAGCGTGACACAATTAGGGAACATTGATTCATCTTCATACCGCAACGGAACAGCGGCAAACAGTCCACATTTGCCCACCGCCATTGGTGTTCCCCATGTGACAGCATCAGGGGTTCTTGTGAACAAAACGGGTGGTTATACAGCGGGCGAAAATGTCACAATTGCTGTTGATACGGTTGATGCCACAACACAATTTAGCATCGGTGATACAGTGTTTGACCCAAGTGGGAATGTGGTTGGGGTTGTTGCCTCTTTGACGGCAACCGCTATCACATTCACGACAAAAAACATCGTTGCTTTGAGCAATAATGACGATTTGCAGAAGGGCGTTGCCCTTTCAAGCGGGTTCTATGGAAGGAATACCAATATGCTCACTATTGGCACTGCTTTGCACACTTACAGCGTATCGGGGACATATTTTTACGGGCGACACCACAGTGGGGCTTCAAACAACACAGACCCAATTTATTTCAAGGGCGGTCTTGCCGATATTGCTCTATGGAAAAAGGCTTTTACCGCTGACGAAGTGACGGAATTGTATAATGCTCTAACGGTGTGGGATTGACATGGCTGAGGTGAGCGCGTTCAAGCGACAGGATTACCCTGCCGACACACGCACTATGGGGAGTGATGATGCACGACCCCCAAGTGGCTATTTCAGCCTCCATTTCACCTATCCTGACACCGAATACACAGATGCGACCACTTTCACTTGGGCGGGTGGTGGCAACGCTCTCGGTATGCACTTTTTGGTGCGAACCAATTTGGCAAACGATTCTGTTGGCACATATAGCAACAGTGACAATTTCTATGTCATTGATTTGAAGCGTGCGAGCGAGGCAGCGAGTGCTGCCTCATCGTCACTAACCTATGATTTGGGTTCAAAGGAGGCGGCGATGATGATCGCATCCGCTATCAATTCATCTCGTGTGAATCAAACGGGGTCGCATTCACGAGGGCGATATTTGCGAGCCAAATATCAGTCAATGTCGGGGCGGGCAAATTACGAGGGTGTGAATTTTAACCCAATTGGGTTTTTGACAGGTGGCGAAGGGGGTTCTTTGCAGTGGGAAGCCAATGGCAATCAAGCGAAGGGTTCAGCGAATTACATCACTTTGAAAGAATCGTCAGGCAACGACTTGGTTCTCAGCACTATTCATCCCGGTGACAGATTATACACCGCAGGTGCAAACAGTCGTTTTATTGGAACAGTCCTTGAAGTGAGAGGCACAAAGGTCTATTTGAAAGAGGATTTGGCGACTGATTTGAGTGACAGCGACCCAATTCGGCTTGGAAAGGTGTTGATGTCATTTGATGAATTGTATATTGGGGAAGCCCTCAACAATGCACCAACGGTGCGTTTGCCAACCGACATACCGCAAAAGGGCAAATTGACAACGACCATTTCATCCACTGAATACATTCTCTATTACGATTCGTGGGAAGTGATTGCCGACACAAATTTTGGTTCACTAAATCAAAACGGTCAAATTGCTTTCAATGTCTATGACTACAACACTGCCTATGATTTTGATGGTGTGTTAGGATCCGAACCAACATGGACAATTCACAATGAAACAGAACAACAACACACAGTCGTGGTGTCATGGGAAAGTGACACACCGACAGGCGGTGGCTATTGGGGAACGGCAAATGGTGGCCCTATTGTTCAAGGTCTTGGTGCGCCACTCCCTGTGTGGTATCTTACCGCCAAACCGATGGATGGCGGGAACATGGGTTTGCCTGACATTACGCACGAATCACGGGGCGCACAGCCCTCCGCTTTGAGTGGACACGGGTATAGCCGATTCTCCATTGAGGGATTGAATTCATGTGTGTTGCCCGATTTGCCTCCGCCTGATATGCCGTTTGACGGCCCGGTTATCATGGGCGAAGTCGCCTCCGACCCATTTCAATGGACAGGGTTAAACGATCAAAGAACCGCTTTAGCCGATGGTGAATTGTTGCTTGATGATGTTGAATTTGGCACAGAATTGGATGAATTTGCCTTGAAGGAAACCGAGTGCTATGTCAGCACCAATGCCACATTGAGCGCGGGCGTATCACAATTCAATGCCATGACTCCAAATACAGTCTTTGCAGACCACTTTGAAATCGGTGATACGATTTACACGAAAGACGGCCAAAGCGTTGGCGTGGTTGATGGTGTTAGCGGTGTTCACTCTATGGGGTTGCGTGCATTAGGGCCAACCCACCGAAGCACAGGGTTGGAGTTATTGGGTGCTATTCAAAATACGGGTGTTTTATTCGCAAGCGTATCAACGAGAACCTTGAGTGTTTATGGAACAGATGCTACCACCAAATTTTCAGCAGGGCAAGAGGTATGGAGTCCAAGTGGCGAATTTGTTGGCCTAATTGACAATGTTTCAAATGCAACCACTATCAAATTGCAGGAAGCACCATTGGTGACACTCACCGCAGGTGATGAATTGCACAGGATTTCGCTTGGAACGACTACGACTCACAATCACTTGGTGTTCTCAGCATTGAGTGGAGAATTTTCTGTGGGTGATGTGGTTGTCACCTCAACCAATGTTGAAATCGGAACGGTTGGTGCTGTAAGTGGGTCATCCATTGAATTGGTGGACAATCAAACGATTGCTCTTTATGCGGGGAATATCATTTACATCCGCAAAGTGAATTATGAAGTCATTGAGGTGAACAATGGAGGAACGGGTTATGTTGATGCCACAGGTGTGGCGACTTTGCCATCAGGCTTAGGAATTGGGATGACAGTGGACATTGTGACCCTAAACGGTGCAATTGTCAAGGTAAGTGTGAACGCACCGGGTTCGGGCTATGTGGCGGGTGACATAATCGTAATAGACCAACCACCTGCGGGTGGCGGCGATATTCGCTACAATGGCAAACCAACGGGTGTGGATTACACGAGCAGTGACCTTGATGCGGGCATCAACCTTGAGGTCTATGATGCAAATGCCGATGGCGTGACAACCGCTTCCCCTGAAGCATTAGGTGCGGTCAGTAGCACAATTGCTGACTACACCTACGCCCCTAACCCCAATGTAGTCATCAACAGTCAATCGGAAATTTTTGGTCGTTTGTGGCGAGGTGCTTATGTCACTTCAACACTTGGTTCATACACCTTTTCACGAATGTATTTGCTCAATTTGGACAAGGACATAAGCACCAACACACTGCTTTACAGGGCTTGCCCCACCATTACCCTATCCTCCACCACCACCATTGATTTGGTGGATTCTCAGCCCCTTTACAAAATCAAAAAGACAGGGGATTGGTCGGTGGCATTGGAGAATGGCTACGAAATTGCGAGCAAATATGGTTCAATGACAAACGCCACCGAGAGTGATTATGCGACACTCGGCAATATGCGACAAAGCACCACAGATAAAGCGAAGGCTGTTGTCAAAAACGGGTTAAAATCCGAAAACACGACAATCACCACAAGCACAGACCCCTTCGTAGGCTCGTTGGGATATGTGAGTCGGCCCTATCGTGTCACGAGAACCGTTAGCACCGAGCGTGTTCGTGGGCTATATGTGCCAAACGAACAACGGGTTTGGGATAG